ACACACAAAGAGGGGTATATATATATTTTTTTCTCTCTGCCGTTTTTGTCATTCTGTATTTAGTTTTTCTTTTCTTCTTCTTTAGACTTGGAATCTTTCTGTTCTGCAGCCTCTGCTTCCTTCAGAGCCTCGCCAGCCTTCTTACCCAAATCACCAGCTAAACCGAATAAAAAATTGAGCAAGAACTTATCAAACTTTTTGCTCTGCACTGCAGGCAATAGTCTATCAGATAAGATAGCTAATAACGTAGCTACACCTATCTTATACTCAAATGGTAATTTGTAGTTTCTGTCAGATTCGCTCCATCTATATATAATCGTTGATATTATGACACTGAATAAAGCTAATATGAATGGTCGTACAAGATTAACTTTTTGGTTGTTTGTTATTTTGTTATTCAATTCTATACCATAACACAACGCAAAACATACAGTTCCTGCCGTAACATAATTAGTTATAATAGTGCCATAGTCCGTTATAAATGTTGAAAAATTCATCCTATACACCTTTTCCTTCAGACCATATGATCATCATGCTCAATTGGTCTGAAACTTTTTCATACCATATTTTAAACCCTCCTTGATTTTTTAATGCTGTGTAATTTAAAGTTACTTAATTTCGACATCCGATGTATGAGTACGATTTCCTTCTTCTTCAATGTATTTCTCTCGAGCAGCATTGTAAGATATAGCAAACCCTAATCCATAACCAATCATACCAAGACATGCTACAATAAGAAAAAGATTAATTAGATTTATAATCTGGCTGTAGTTGTATTCGATACTTTCGGTTTCATCGTTGTTAAAAAAGTCTGGGTATAAATATTCGATCCAATCGACCATATTTACTTTCTGAACAATGATTATCTTATTGTTTATTTCTTTTGGGGAACCTGCAATATCATATTCCCCAAAGATGTTTCCGTTTTCTGTAATATACTTAGCAACAAGAACTTCATAACTAGCAAGCTCTTCTTTCGATCCATTGATAAGTATTTCGTCAAGTTGATGCACATCTATACTATGTAGAGGCTTATAATTCTCGTCGGCATCTGCCGGTTTACGGGCCTGCCAAATGATCAATCCTTTATCTTGTACCTGCAGTTGATGTAAAGCTTTTAAGCTCAATTCCTTGTTATAGAATTCGCTGCCAATAAGCTCTTTCATTTTTACATTAGATCCTGTACGGATAGCGTTTTTCAAATAGGTATCATCTTGGTTGTAGGATGCTATCAGATATCCATTTACTAATACGAAGATATTATTCCGGTTACGATCAACTACTCCATTTGCATTGAATATATTATCTTGTAAATTTTTACGAAGAATCGTATCGAAATAATCATAGTGAGTATTTAGTGTTAAAGCAATTTTCAATCTCGTTAAATCTGCAGTTTTTTCAACATCGGAGTTAATTTTTTGAATGGAAGAATCTAACTCGTAATCGGCAATATACTTTACATTTTTTAAGATAGAATTAAACTCTCTAATTCTCGTATTTCGGACGATGATGGTTGTCCTTCCTACGAAGTTTAGAAATGCTCTTCTAGCTCCAAGTAAACTAAATACGATTACTACAAATAGAATGACAATAAACATGTATCGTTGTCTGAATTTCTTTATAAATTTCTTATCAATATTCACATACACTTCCTCCTTTGACGTGTATTTGGTAATTTGGGTGGGTGTACGGGGTTCACCGTACACCCAACTTCTAACAATCACAGTCGTACATTAAATACTCCCATTTCACCATTAGATATTACATTACTACTCGGTCTATCATATTGGGTCACGTTCGTTTTGTTCGAAACATTGACTACTCCGTATCTTGATCTGTGTACGATTTCTCCCTTACCATTCTTTACTACGCAACACGGGTTTGTGTCACATACTTGTTTAGCATAGGTTAAATTTGGAGCCTCTATAGAGTTAGCACTGTTTCTTACATTGATGACGTAATATCGATCAACTGTTTCTGGTCGATTAATAATAACGTCTCTTATGATTACTTCTCTCTTACTTTCACCGTTACTATTGATTTCGAAGAACTCTTTGACAAAATATTCAAACTCCTGAGTACTTATACCTACTTTATCGGAAATAATCACCACAGAACTACACTTGGTCGTAAACCACCCATATGTCGAGTCTGTAGCAACCACTTTTCCAAAGTCACTATCATCCAATAGATCTTCGATTCTCTTTTTATCCTCTTCTGAAGTTGTAACAAACGTAGCATCATTTCCGAAGTTAGATATATCTGTAATAACAATCAGACCAAGAGAACCATCTTCGATCATAGCAACATTACTATCGATCGAATCTTCTTTTAGCGTTGTCAATTTATGATTTGATACTTGGATAGGAAACTTCATTCTCCCGGTAGTATCATAGCAATAAATGTTAGCCATTTTGTTTTCCCCTTAACGTGTGTGCATTTTAAATGTTGGTGATGTCGATACATCCGAGAATTACAGAGATATCTTTTCCGTTCAATTTCTCCGGATCGTTAGTCCTAGAGATTCTAACTCTTCCATTATTTACATGAGCATTGTACATGTAAAACGTTCCAGTCACCTTAGTAAATGGTGAAGCATCATTATAATGTTTATATAATGGGCAACCTGTCAATTGGATCTGCTTACCTGGATGATAATGAATCTCTTTCTTCTCCGGAACAATATTCAATTCCTGATCAAATATAATTTCACCGTCTTCTCCAGCAAATACTTTATATCCAGGGTGCTTCTTTGCTTCTGCAATTGCAACATTCTTATCTTTAGTAACTAAGATTTGCGAATCCTGATCTTCCCATTCCACTCTAACACGGTATAATAGTGGTGGAGTCACCTCTTCTTTAGTAGTAGGTCTGCTAACAACGTTGTTGTTCAGCTTCTTCTTATTCGCCATATTATACTCCTTTACATAAGTTTCTATTTCTTTATCTATGTTATATAACCTATTCTCCTCGATAACACTTATCATGATATCGTGGTAGGTTATAGAACTCTTGTTAATTCCCCTCTTAGTGGGATAGTCATCTCTATTACAGAGATTATGAACAGCTTCTTTATAATCCTTTACTCCAATGATATTTTCATAAAGTAAAGGACCTCTATCAGAACGTCTTGTTTCCGTTAAATAAGAAACATAATCCGCAACAGATTCTTCGACACTATTATATACTTTAAATAGCTCTACATATTCCTTGCTGTCTTTCTGATTTTTGTATACTTTTCTAGATTCTCTGGAAAAACATTTTCCGACCCAATCTTTATCGACTGGAAGATTGTATAGGTTGTTTGCTACACCATATAGATCGCTAGTTCCCCAGGAAGATTCTATCGCAGCATTAGCGATAATCAACGATGGTAATACATTATTATTGTACCCATGTTTAATTGCCAACGGTATTATACCATTGATAAACACATCATTATTCATATTTGTACTTCCTTTTAAACGCTTGATTTACTGATATGTTTTTCGAATTTCTTGAAATATATATTATATAAGTGATACTAAGTATATATTTCTTAAAGAAATGGAGGAATGATCACAATGAAGATTAGGTTTTACGACGAGTATGATCATTGGACTTATGGAGGTGAGTCCTTCACACAACGATTCGAGCCGGTGGTTACAGCCATAATAGAAATAGTAGCGGATGCGATCACCGGCTTGATAATGATGATAATAGAGTTTGTTCAAAAATAAAAAGAAATGGGTTAGGACAAACGTCCTAACCCAATATCTATTATTTTTTTCTTTTGAACTTAGCATACTTCTGAGGCTGCTTTGGAGCAGAAGGTATTTCTTCTTTCTTCTCTTCTACAACTTCTTCTTCAGCCGGCTGTTCTTCTGCAGCTTCTTCAACAGGTTCCTCTTCAGGAACTTCTTCTGTCTCAGTCTCCTCTACAGCAGGCTCTTCTTCTGTTGTATTAGGAATATTTTCTACAGCCAGTTCAGATACATCTACAGTAGCTTCTTCAGATTTTGGTTCATCGTCATATTTAATGATAACGTCATCAGTATATGCTGTAATAAGAGCATCATAATCCATAGCATCTATATGTATCCAAACTTGGTTGAACACGTCTAATGATGTATTGAAAATGAGTCTACTAGCAATAGTATAAGACACGTTATCAATCTCGATTAATTCCTTATCAGTAGCAAGCTGCTCTCTGTCGATAAATCTTCTGGATGATGGTCTACAAGCATCCTGACGATTCATACGAATCCTTCTTAGGTTTGTTGAATATGGCATTTTATTCTCCTTTTAATTAGCAATTATGCGTTACAGAGTATCCTCTAGAGCTCTTGTTCCAGAAGCGAGTCCATCTCCTGCTGCTCCAGGCTCAGAGCCAGATGGCGGCTGTACTGCAGATCCTTCTAACTGATTCTTCTTTCCTCTTCTGCCAGTTGTGCTACCAGCAGCTTCTTCTAATGTACTAGAACTTGCTGCTGCTCCTGGTGCTACCGGAGTTGGTGCAACTGCTACTGCGTCAGATTCAGTTTTTTTTTCTACTGGATAAACAGGAACTTCCTCAAATGGCTTGAATCTCTCGTCAACAGTCTTTGGAAGTAGTTCCACCTTCAATGTAACGTTCTCGCTTACTTCTACTGCGTTTCCGTCAATTGTAACCTTTCCTATAACTTTTACTACCTTAGGATACTCTTCTCCTAAACCAACAACGTTGTTACCGGAAATAAGAGTAGCAGCCTTATCATTTACAACAATCTTGGGCTCGGTGATACCACTTGCATTAGCAACAACATCATCATAGCCAATTGCTAAGAAGTAACCCTTCTTGTAGGTATTGCTCTCTGCAACATTATCAGCAATATAGCAAAGCTGTCCATGAACAACTCCGTTTTCTACGGTAACTTCTCCGAACTTCTTTGCTTCCTGTGCAGAAGGAGTAGCCTTTAAAAGAGAAGTAGCGTTGCAATGTCCGAGAGTCTTAGCAACATCTTCAATAGCCTTAAACTTCTGTGTGTCTAAAGCCTGTCCGCCGTTAAGAGTTTCAAAGGCCTCCATAGCATTCTCTTCTGTGAGCTTGTAATACTTTCCAGTATCATCTACAGCATATAAGTCGGCAGTATCAAGAATGTCATAGAGCTGCTTAGGATTCTTTATTACAACGGTAGTGAAGAAGTTATCCTCTTTACGGATAGCACGTTCAGTAGCCTTTCTTGTTACATGCTTAGCCTTTACTGCAACTTTGATACCCTTTGTGTCTTTGTTCAATACTGTTCCCATTTATATATCACCTTTCTTTTTTAATCTTCTGAATCTCCAAGGAAGTCATCTTCATCTTCTTCAGACTCTTCCTCATCGTCAGCATCAACAATATCTTCCACATCTAATTGCTTTGCAGCATCGATCATATCATCGAGAGCAAAGTCATCAAATGTAATATCTTCGACAGCGTCTACCAAATCATCGGCAGCAGTGTCGAGTATATCTGCTTTTGGTGCAACATCGGAAGTATCAACGGTAATATCTATTGTATCAATACCCTTGACCATCTCAGGATCTCCATATTTCTCACTATCATCAACACAGCAAGAAATGTCTACCCCATCTTCCGTATCATTAACTGCTTCCTTAACCATTTCATCATTAACGGAAGCATCGTCGCCGGTAGTACCCATAACAACGTCAATCTCATCATCAAATTGATCATCTGTAGAAAAATCATCTTCTAAGAAATATTTAAGCATTTTGTTCTCCTTTAAAATATTGGACTATAGTCAACTGTAGGATCTTCTTTGCCGAAGTTATCGTAAAGGAATCCAGATTCCTCTACTTCTTCCTTCTCTTTCTCTTTAAACAAAGATTCCTTTTCTGTAGGATTCGGTTGAGCTTCTACAGTTTCAATCATATCATCAATTTCTATGTCATCGATAACGGACTCGGTAGTCACCATATCGATAACATCTTGCTCTAATAGCTTATTCAATCTATACATAATATATCCTCCATTATTTAATAGTATGTTTTCATAGCTCATTATTCGGAGATATAAACATCTTCACATACTTATCCAATATAAATATCAACATCGGCAGATAGAAGTAATTCTCTCTTGTATTATCAGTTTCGATAATATCTTCAAAAGGAATAATATCTTCAACACCAATCTCCATATCATTGAAGTATTTGATCATGATATTATACTTAGCATATTTGCTAGTCTGATCAAATAGTTGTTTATTGGTAATGAATCCAACAACCTGTTGATCCAATATAAATATTGGTGGATTGTATATATCGACAACGCTATCAGTTTCATCATAAAGAAGTTCAAAGTAGTTCTCATATCGAGTGGAGAATATTGTAGAAATATCATCTATGATAGATGCTGTAGATCTCATTCTACTAGTACTAAGATTGTAGATATCTCTAGTCTCAAGCATTCTCCAAATAGACTTATTATACTTTATCGGAAAATCCGAACGTAGTTTAGTCTTATGGTCAATATAAGTATAAGTCTGACCAATATTAGCCAGTACTTTATTCTTTATGATAAACTCAATAAGAAATGGATCATAGAACCTAGATGCAATTTGAGACTTGTTACAGGGACTTTCATATACATTGGTGAACGTATAAGTTTGCACCTTCTTATTGTAGAAAAGTGATGTGTAGTATTGCTTCAGAGCTACAGATAGATCATCCATCATCTTAGCCAAATCCCAGCTAGTCTTTTTAATAACAGAGCTGAAATTCGTACCTACAGTTCCAGTATGGAACTTGTACTCCGAAACAACAAGTTTCTCCAGTTTATCATCATAAACCTGTTCAAGTTTATATTCAATCTTCCAGAAGTTATTTCCATTTTCAAAGGTATCTCCAGTGACACCTTTTACTTGGAATAAGTACTTCTTGTTCTTTACCATGTTAATGATAAAGTAATCTCCGGGATATGGTGTAATAGTATTTGGGAGAATTATACCATCTCCACCAATCTCGTCGGATTCCATTCCAAATTCTCCATTGTTCAGATTGGTAGAGATTCTATCAATACCGTAGATATAGAAATCGGTAATCTTATTGAATCGTAATGGAGAATTCTTTCCTAAATTGGAATATGGAATCTTCAATGCATCATCCAACGTGGACCTCGTTGTATTCAGATTGAAGTATGTTACAAGTAGAGCTTTTTTGTCTGTGTATAGTGCGTATGGATTTTTAAGCAAATCCAATTGAAAATCGGTGAGATTTTGCGTAACTTCGCTATGGCTTACATTGAGTAATGGCATCAGATATCTCCTTATCGTTAATTATAGGAATGTTTTCATTAGTCCCTATAGAAGAGGAGGTATCTCACCACATCTGTTTCGTCGTCATATATCGACAATAAATCTCTCTCCAGAAGACGATTTATGGTATTGATATCTTCACGAGAGGGATATCTGAGATTTTTTCTTGCAATCAAATCCATAATATCTTGGGTAGGTTCAAAAACGTTATCCGGTACCCTTGGTACTACTGGAGTAGATACCTTGCACCAATGGCCTCCAGTAAGTTCAAATTTGAGAATACCATATGTGGATATAAACCCTGCATAAAATTTACCATCACTATCTACTGCAGTTTTCCAACCATATGGAACAACGGACAGTAGTATATCTAAAACATTTTCATCAATATTCATCACTTATCACCCATCGAATAGTTCCGATATCTTATCCTTTCTTGTTACTGGCATTTTCTTTGCTTCGACCCCTTTCGCTTCATAATCTTCATATGCATCATATGTTTGATAACCACTATCATTAGAGTCGAATATTTCAACAATCTCATTATCCAATTCCATCTGCTGAAAGATAGAGTTGATACAACCTAAAGCCCAACCATAAAAATCACAAGTGTTTATATAATAAACAAATGTCTTCCATACATGAATCGGAATAATGAAATCATATTCTCCGTTCAAAATAACTCTGATTCCAATCTCATTAATTCTATTACCCACCTTGTCCATAGATGTGTAAATATCACTCATAAACTCTATCGTGTTGTTCTTGAATGGGATAGACTTAACATAGTTTCTCTTATCTGCAATGATGACAAGCTCACCTTTTCTCTCAGCATATGCAGAAGTAAGAACCTTATCAAACTTATTAATCTGGTCTCTTAATCCTAAAATTCCACCATGGTCAATAAATACATTGTTGTATAATCTTCCGCTTGATGGAGAAGGATCTGGATACTCAATTGTAAGAAATGAACGAATGTCTCTCTTCATTGTGATGAGAGTATTTGTATTTCTATACTTGTTTGATTTGTATCTATATTCAGCAAAGAATGGAATCTTATTTCCATTCCTGTCTTTCTTTCCCAAATTGACATTAAACTTTAAACATGTCTTATTTCCAAACCACATGATAGAATCGCTGATTTTTTCATACTCAAAGTATATAGCATTACGCATTCCCATATCACGATTCTCCCAAATAACACACTATTTCACAAACCAGTTTTCTACTTGTAATATAGAGTATGGGGCAAAATAAAAAAAAATAATGAGGTTGGATTTCTCCAACCCCATTACCAGAATACTGATTAACCAGCCTTCTGCTCCTTATCTTCGTCGTCTTTCTTCTGAGTCTGAGGATCTTTAATGAGCTTCTCGAACTTGATAGCGTTCCTCATTTGAGGTTCTTCAGTTTCGACTTCTTTAAACTCATTAGGGTCTTCAGCAGCAGTATCATGAGCCGGTGCATCTTCAGGCTTCTTCGCATCAATTTCAAAACGGAGATACTCTTTAATTGCTTCTGGAACAACCTGAGCATTGATTAGAGTATTCCACTTTTCATAATTGTTCGGAGCAATCCATTTCAGAATCTCGTCACACTCTTCACAATTCAAGAATGTTCCGAGAGCTCTGGACTGAGCTAAAGTGAATGCAATCTCGTTCATTACGATACGGTCGAAATTGACCACTTTCTCTCTGTACTGTTCAATACTCTCTTTAGGAATATTGAAAGTTGATTCGAGAGAATCGATTAGCATACACTTGACCACGGAAAACCATTGATTTACGAAATAGTAGTTCTCCTGGTTAAAACCTTCGGGCTGGTTAAAGAAAGCCCAGATGAAGTTATAATCATTCTCATCGATACACCGATATCTTGGCACATCAATGTTGATTACTCTTTCAGGATCTCTCAGCTTTCTAATGTGAGAATTCACTGCATGGATATCGATCTTGTTGTAATATAGATACCATGGCTCGATGAATTCCAATCCAAGCTTATCCAGAAATCTCTCCGGAATAACATCAGTAACAGATACATTTTTAACGGTTGTTGTTAACATATTTTTGTCCTCCTTTAATAGACATATAGTATACTTTGATTCATATCTATAATATCTAATCAAAGAAAGTTGGTTTTTACCCCATATTTGTATCGGTAAATATGATACACTCTCTTGTAGGATTTTGGACAAATTGTATAGCTTCTCTAGGCTCGTTAAACCTAATACATCCATTGAATCGATTTGCATGATTCTTGATATTATCATTCTTCAGATTTACAACACGATAGTTATCTACATCAATATTCTTTGTAGATAATGCATACTTGCTAAATATTGGCTTCTTGGCATTGTAATACGATACAAGCATTGAGAAAGCTACATCAACAAGCTCTATGTAAGTTGTATTTCTATTTCTAGTTCTTCCAAGAGTCTGTCTTGTAAGAACTTCTGATTTGAATGGTTCCGCTAACACAACAGAATATTGCAAATCTTTAATATCTTCACCGGCTCCAGCAGATTTAGTTGTAGATAGAATATACTTCTTTTGCTTCTCTAACTGCTTTGTTCCACTATCTACAATTGAAGTATAAATTCCTACATCATCAGCAAGTTCCGGATAACATCGAAGAATTCTATCATAAGCCTTTTGAATACCTTCATTGGTTCCGATATAGAACAATGCTTTTCCACCACTCGTATAAATCAGATTGAAGATATAATCAAACATAATCCAGAATCTATCATTGTTCATAAGATAATCAATATACTTAATCCTATTCAATCTATAGATTGGATGTTTGCACATGATGATATCTTTAGGACTAGGGTTTGAATTAAATTTGATAGAGATATAATTCGTTCTTGGGTCATTCTCTTTATCAAATAACTCAATACTCGGAACGTTCTTGATGTAAAGCTTATAAATCCTATTCTCATCTTTATCTGATCTGCTAGGAGTAGCAGTAAGATAGTAAGTTCTCCAAACATTCGTAAAGAAGTCTATCATGGATACATTAATGAAATCTAAGTGCGATTCATCATATATCTTTACTCCTATACCCAACTTCTCAAATATTACACCAACGGCTTCCCAACCATACCTGGAAGCATAGGATTGGATGGTTGAATGAGTGATAAAATAAATTGACTTACCTATCAAGCTAGATTTACCATGATAAATTCTGTTCAACATATCAGAACCTTTTAGCATAACAAGTTCCGATTTGTCTATATCACAATACTCACTAATTCTATCTCCCCATTGGTCAAGAATACCCTTTTGAGAAGTAATGATAATAGATCGAATTCCTAAATATGCAATAGTACCTAAAGCACAATAAGTCTTACCAGCACCAGTATTTAAGTTGATAGCAAACTGAGCTCTGTTAGCATTCTGCGAATATTGGTCTAAACATAATGCAAACTTTAAAGTCTCAACTTGACGTTCATCCTTTGGTGCGTATTTCATCATAATCTTATTCTTTATATGATGATACTTGTAAGGATATTCTCTACCGATATCTACATCATAATCCATAGAGCTTTCCTTAACAATCTTTTCTACATAGTAGAGATCTATACCTCTGGGAAGATACAGCCTCTTATTTTCTTCATCATAATACATTCCTAACGGAGTTGTCTTATGAAAGATTGGATCATATATCAAGAAATTTCTTTCTAGATTAGGACAATCTCCGACTTCATAGTTATTAATTATGATAGCCGTATTCGTAACTGTTATTTTGTTCACTTTTTTCTCCAATCGAAAAAATAATGCCTATGCTGTTACACATAGGCATTGTCGTTAGCATTAAGTACCAACTTCTTCCTTATCCACAAATACAATAGCATCTCTCATAAGGTTCTTATCTTTCTCAACGACTTTCTCGTTAGAAATAAGGTTCTGATTAACGATATAATCTTGTGGTTTTTCCATAAAGAATAGGTCAAATACCGATGCTTTACGTTTCTTTGTAGATAACGGATTCACAAGAGTACTAGCAATCTTCTGATACTCAAGTGTAACCGTAATAGATGGAGAATTGGACAATGCAGAGTTCAAGCTGATTACTTTATACCCAACATTTGGAATTCTCCAGTCTGGCATTTCTGTGGAATCCTTCTCATCAGTTCGTACCTGATTGGCAATAATGGTTTCCATATGGACTGCTTGCAGATTGATATTTCCATCAAGATTTGCACTGATGAATTCTGATACAATCTGGTCCTTTGTGAAAGATTCTGTTACGTCAGATTTGTTAATAATCTGCTTAGATCTTTCAAGAGTTCTCTGTAATTCCTTATTCTGAATCTTTACATAGAAGATTGGTACACCTTCTAAAGCAGCTCCAGGAATCAGAATCCTTCCATCATCAGTCTCTTTTGCTTTCTTAGAAGATAATATAGCATTGAAGTCTTCAGTGAAGTAAATATTGTCTTCATCCTGTGTGTAGATTTCGACAGTATGTCCATCCGGACACAGTACTTCAAACTTGTTTACAAAATCTGTAGAATCGATAAGATCTACAGTTTCATCGTCTTCAGAATCATCATCAGAATCTACACCAGCAGGATCTATGATGATTGAATACTTCTTAACGTCTAAATCTGCTTTGAAACTTACAACCGTAAGTTCAACATCAAAGATTGAACTCATTGCATCACACCATTTAATCTCTATAGCAGCAGATTCCAATAAGTGTTTTGCGGACAGAAGCATCTGTGTATAGATTGCAGACAGTAGTGCTGCAGCAATCTTACCAGGATTAATGTCTCTGTTTACAGTATATAGTTCTCCATAACACTTTCTGCAGATACCTGTACCATTAGCATAGGATTCACAAGTGATTGGAGATCTGAAATACAGTTCTTGCCCGATAAGATGTTTATCGGTTTCATAATCCAGAAGATAATCTGGACCATTCTCTTTTAGCTTATAGTATCTCTTATCATATAACTTCAACCAAGTATTATCTCTGATGAGAACCTTGATAAAGTTTCTTGTACTACAAGCATAATTTGGATCCATATTAAAGAATGTGTCGATATTATTGGTCTCTAGTAATCTTGCAAAAGAACCAGAAATACCAACGTTCATCTTCTGTAGAATCTGAGCAATTCTACCAACACTGGAGTCGATGAACAATGATTCTGGGTCATTAACTCCACCATTCATGAATGAGTTCTGAATAACGTGAGGATACACAGAACCTCTACCATCAGGTTTTGTTCCAATACTGGAAGCTACCTCTTTATACTGTTTCTTATTTACACCTTCTCTTGCAATGAAAGAGTCTTTCAAACAGTGGTCAGAATCTTCGGCAGTAATATACTTAATTTGCGTCTCAGTATAATCCATACCAACCTTAATAACATCTTCGATTGATACATTGGATAAGTCTGAATGCATAGAATCATAGAACTCAGGATACTTTCTCATTAGATCGATAGTATCTTTGAAGTTCAAAGTATTTGCCAGATACATTCCGAAGTCATTTACATACTTCAGTTTGTAAATTGCTTCATCGATAAGATTGTTTAAGCTGATAAAATCAACTCGTCCCTCTATCTTCTTAATAATCTTATCAAAATATTGCTTAATAGAGCCTTTCGTTATTGCAGATGTATCAAACAGATACTCTCTACTAACTCCAATCCCAGCATAGATTGGGATTGTCCAGAACATAAGATTTATCCAATACTCTGTAAGAGTAAATGGAATCACTTCACCCTTCATCTTTACATATACTTTACTATTCTGAATCTCTTCTAACTCGATACCATCTCTTAAGATATTGGTAATAGCATTAAAATGGTCATAGTAGTTTTCAATAGTGATATCTTTGATATCTAATTCTAACTTACCTTTCTCTATTATGTCGGTGTAGACATAATAGTTCTCCATAAAAAAGTTTTCCTTATTCATACAAACACTTTACCTCCTCTTTTTAGCATCAATAGTAATACAAAGTTTGATGCATACTAAAAGTCTATTTCCATATATATAATATCTTTTCAATCGTCATATTGAAAAATGACACACGATAGGGACAGTAGCTATTTGCTACTGTCCCAATACCGTGCGGTGTTGTGTACGAATAGTGAATTACTGAGCTTCCCACCCCCGAGGTATTAGAGATGGAAAATGGAAAGTCTGGGACTCGAACCCAGGACCGATCGGTTATGAGCCGAATACTCTGACCAACTGAGCTAACTTTCCTTACCCCTGGCACAAAGGATATTGATACTTCTCACATGTTAGGACAACGGAGAAAATGTTTCTTTTTGGGTTTTCATGATACATTTGATAGTAGTGTAGTTCCAGTTTCTGGAGGTTTGTGCTCGGTCGAGAGTAACCTCGCACATGCGCAGCTTAAGTCTTGCACCAGGGGTGTTGGCTGAAACAATCGGACCCGAATCCGATTACTTTTTAGTTAATAATACGATAAAAGCTTAATCTAACTTTCTGAATAGTTTTCCACTACGAACAAGATCTGGTGTAGCAATCTTATCAACGATTTCGTAGTTATACAACTTATCTCTATCCGGGAAGATCGGAATAACCTTCTTATACTTTCCGACTTCATTATCATACATTTCAACATAGTACAGATTTGTGCCATGGTCATTGTTTACCAACAATGTATTGTTCAGATCGTTTGTAAAGTAGGTATATCCATCCGGAAGATCGTGCATTTCGTCAGTTGCACTATAAGGATTATCGAACTCTTGAGCTTCAAAGTCATAAACAAATGGTTCGCCAGTTGTAGCTTCAGATCTTGTAAAATAGTAATCTAATACAACGTCATACAATACAGATCTTAAACCAGCAAAGTTCTCTTTGATGCTTGCTGGAGGAGTCTTTCCAAGTCTCTGCATCTGGAAGATATTCATCAATTGAGTATCCATAGCATCCTCTAAAGATTCTGCAGTAGCAGTTGTAGAACCGTCGAAGATATTCAAATCAGAATTCTGAAGTGTATCAACAGCATATTTCCAGCTATCATATAAGAGAAGCTTTTTGAAGTTTATTTCTTCTTCGCTTGTGAGTTCATGAGTTTCGTTAGGATCATTAACGTTTGTTCCTGTTATATTGTGTTCGTTTCCATTAGTATCAATACCAACGAGATCTTTAATGATCTTTTTCATTCCATATAGATACTGATACATTTTATCCTGTATATCAAGATATTCTACGATACATACATTGTATCGTTCATGTAGTGTATCTTCTCTATAGAGGATACCAATATCTGTCATAGAAATATCATAGAGATTTCTTGGGTTAATCTTTCTACCGTTTACAAATACCATGTTGGTATTCTTAGAAAGAGCATGTAACTTAGGATAGTTGTTCGGTTGTCCTAAACGAATAACTCCAGCCTTAGAAGATTCATTCTCTAAATAAGTTTCTCTCAGATTCTCCGGTAAGTAGAATATATCCACATAATCAGATTCATCTAAGATTGTAGATAGGTAAAGAACGAGTCTATCGAAAGGTCTATACTTATTCATGATAGTTATAGTATAAAGATTCTTATCAATTTTTCTACCATTGATGAAAACTATATATCTATCTCTATCGTGACAGTAGTTGAACTGTGTAGGAAGAACAAGCTTAAATAAACCTGCTTGTTTCTTATATCTATAATACCGGAATTGATTCTTAGGAACAATCTTCAACGGTTTATTGTAATTACCGTTGTCTAAGAATTTTACGGTAGTATATCCATTCTCATCAGTGTGATGAGACTTTATATCACATATATACTGTCTACGACCTTCAACGTTATCAGGAACAGCATATGCAGCATCAGAAGGTAAATCTTTTGTCATAATATAACAGTCGTCAAGGTTATACTCTGGGTGAATATACGTTGGAGTATTTTCTTTGAAAGTAATATCAAGGATATTGTTGTTGCACTTTGTAAAAAGAACAACTTCAACATCATCACTTGGAGCAATATCAAATGTTGGGATAAGTATAGTGTTTGTCTTGTACACAATATCCATATGATATCTATACAAGAAGCTATTTACGAATACCAACACTTTATCTTCAATAAGATCTGAATGCTTTCTGGAGTAATTTACCATTCCATCACTGTCAGACAATGCTAAGAATTGTGCTCCGGTGTAAGTGTACGACTTTATTGGAGAATTCTTTGTAAAAGCTTCGTTCCATAGAGCGTAGTTATACTTACTGATATACTTAGCAGCATTTATTACATTCTGCTCATATGTCTTTGAACTATCAAACTTGAAATCAAAGTTTTCTATCATTGGATATACAGCACCATCAAGAATATCCTGATATTCTGTTGTATTCTGAAGAGTGATGTTTGCTAAACTAGCAACACCTTTTCTGGTATATGCATTGGCTCCGATAGCACTAAAGTGATTAGCCGGTGCTTTTACTTTAGTATTGTAAGCGATGATGATATAATAAGTGAAAGATGTTTCATCGTTCTTACTAAACATCAGAGAATTTGAAACAATCCTATTCATATCGGATATCATATACGCTGTATCCACAAACTTCTTACTTGCTGGATTGTATATGAAAATATTTTCCATACTCAGCTTAATATTGTTAGTATCAAGCTGTGGTAAAATAACCGTATTGAAATTAGAATGCGAAAAGTCTAAATCTTTTTCGAATCTATCATTTAAAGAAGATAGTTTACAAGTTGTACTTCCCTCTTCTTTTGTATATGTAAGGATATCAAAATAGATATCCGGATCCAAGAACTCTAGTCTCATTCCAATTCTGTTGAATGCTGGAGTCTTCAGAAGAACTTTATCTTCATTAAAGTACAATCCCTTTATCGGAGTTCTTGCAAGATAGTCAGAATCTTCTCCATAACGAATCTTCTTTGATGGTAGAGGAATGTAAAGTAGTTTTGTGTTACTTTCTTCATACCATGTAATATTGCTTATCTTAAGATAAGCATAGTCTGTATCTTTGATTACGTGGATATCAGACCATTTACATATCATACCATCTACAAATAAAAGAAATGGGAAGATTTTATCCTCGTTTACAAGGTCTAATAGATTTCCTTCAAAAACATTATTCCGTAAGTCGTTATCATAACAGAATGGAAGGTTGCTCACTGCAAATAGTCTTGTATTATCTTCCCAAAGGTTATAAGAATAACCATTGTACCAATATTCAAACTGTTCCTTTAACACAATATCCATAGATATCATAGGACAGGTACATTTCTGCATTTCCGATATTCTTGATGATGTAGATAACTTTAGATCTTCAATCCTATCTATTATACCTTGGCTAAACATTATATATTATCACTCCCTATCTTCAATAATTCATTAGAATATTTGATAATATTCTTTCCACCAACAATCTTTTCGATAGTGTTCTGCTGATTGATATAAGAACCAACAAAGCAGTCTGTAATAGCCTCAGAGAAAGAAGTAAATAATTCCAAACCAAGATATGTAGACGGTCCGAATAAGTATGCCCACTTCTCTACAAAGTTTTCTGTACTGAAAGATGATGTCTTCATCTTTGCTTCATCCTGGTTAAGATAAATTCTCTGGATAGACTTGATAAATTTATCAATATCACACTTACCGTCAACCAATACATCAGCAAATTGCATATGTAAACTATCTGCAGCATTAGTTCCGGAAATACTCTTAGCAACGGCAAAGTTTGTGCTAGCATTAGTATTCTGAAGAACGTTGAACAGGAAATACTCAGCAATGATAAATGAAAGATTGGCTTTATTATCATCGATAGTAACAGGAACTTTTAAGAATCCCATTGTGTATAAAGCCATATCAACAAATGCTGCGGTAGAGGTCTTTACGATAGTAGAGTTAGAAAGCATAGTAGCATTGGCTCCATAATATAAGCCAATGCCCATAGCAGCAACCAAATAAGAGATTAAGATACCTATGTTCTTACAAACATAGACACCGTTCTTATTTTCAATCAATCCGGTACAATCTATAAAAATCTTTCTATCATCTTTTACTCTGGACTTAGGATCAACAGCTTGGAATACTTTGAATGCTCTAGACATTCCTCGATTGTTATCTGTACAAAGAACCACTTTGTTGGATAACAAGATCTTTACCAATGAAGGACTAACCTGCCTCATTCGTACGTTATATACTATATCCTCAAACTCCTTTTGAGTTGGATCTATTCGTGTAGATCCAACAATGAAGTTATATAAATCCCTATTATAACCTGATCCTTGGTATAAGTATGAATCAGACATTCGTTTCATTTGTAGTATCCTCCATATATTATAAATTATAATAATGTTTTAGGTTTTGGACCTTCCAGGAAAAAAGGTAGGGATAGAGCTTTATGCTCTATCCCAATGATTGCGAAATTCCCACCCATTTGATTTGAGGTGTTCATACAGTGCACTACATTCATCCTGAAGCATTTCATCTTCAAAGATGATGTCTGCGGTAAACTTATCAAAGTTTACTGATATGTTGAAAAGCTTATCTAAATCGGCTCCCTGGAAAATAAAAGCACCGAGCTCATTAATCTTTCCAGTCCAATTCTTATCAGCTCTAACATACTTCTCTGTGATTACATCAATAGCTACAGCATTTTTTGCAACATCGAGAAGCTTTGAATAAGAACCCATCTTAACGTAGTTCTCTTTCACTTCATTGATAAGTCTTCTGAAAACTTCGTTTTTACCCTTATCGGAGTTTCCAGTGAGTAAGAATATTGCGGTTGCGGTGTTGTCCATAAATTTAGATTCTCCTTTTATTTTTCATATGCTTCGTATGTGGGTAATATATCTGAAGAGATAGTTTTGTTCATAAAAGCTACAAGATCGGCATCGTAGATATTATCATGAAATACGATATCGATATGATCTTTATGAAGCGTTATGGTTCTATCGCATTTTCTACTAAACAACATACTTTCAATCGTCTCGTAATACTCACAAACAGACGGATCCACTTGCATAAATGGGGATGTATTGCCAGAACTTTTTAATCCTTTCAAAGTGTCCAAAAGTTTATCAACCACTTCAAATATCTTAGGATTATTCTCTCTAGAAACAGAGGATTTTGCTCCCCTAAATGGATACATTGACGATATACATATAGTATTATTGTCAAGATTTTTGATGTCTACAACGCTTGCCATACTGCCTCCTTTTTTATAAAAACCACATACTATTAATAAGTTTAACAGACTTTATAATTTAAAAATGGAGGTAAAAAATACAATATGAGTATTAGAACTCAAGAGCTTTCTAAGGTTCCATATATAGATCATATTCCGAAGGGTTCTCATTTTATTTTAGAGACCAACGATGAAATCAAGAGGCTTACAGCTAATGATATTATTAAGACAGTATCCCAAGCTATATTGGGAGAGAATACTAAATTACAGACTGTAAGCGGTGTAGTAGAACAAGTTGAAAAATGTATTGCTAATGATACTATTCATCATGTTAGTATTCCATTATCTGGTTGGAGAGATTCCAATGGTGCAGAACTTACATTTTCTTCTCAAGCACCATTTACACAGGTTGTAAATGCTTCTTGGGTTACAGAGAATTCTTTTCCAGAGTTGTATTCAGATATGGATGACAATATCAGTACAATACAGTATAAGAACTACTCTAAGACATTTTCTATTCTTACTACAGGATTGGCTACAACGGCTAATGGTTCTATCACATTTAAGATATTTAAGCGTCCTACAACAGATATCAATATTATCTTGAAAGGAGGCTAAAGATGCCATTTACTAAAAACGTAAAATTCGTAGAGGTTGTAAATATAGATAGTAAGAAGATTACAGCAAAGCCAGAAGATGTAGAGTTTGGTAAGATCTTTGTTGGTAATACCAAGAGATTAGAGGTTGGAGCAATGCCTGTTCATGAGGAACATGGAGACATCACTCTACTGGCTGGAGAATCTCATAGTATAGGGGTAGGAAAGATCAATAAAGGATATAGCGTTGTATCTACAGCACTTGCTCCTCAGACAGTTGGTAATGTTGAACCTTCAGACATTGTTGCTGGTAAGATTGCTTGGTCTAACGGTGTAAAAGTAACCGGTTCTATTGAATCTCATATCGATGAAACAATTAATCTTACTGCCGATCAGCAGCAAGTTTTAGCACCTGGATATTATAAGAACTGTACAATTGTCGGTTCCGCATTATCTGGACAGACTGCTGGTACAGCTATCGATTCTGATATCTTATCCGGTAAGATTGCTTGGGTAAATGGTCGTATGGTTACCGGTACAATGAAGAAAAACATCCCAATCAATGTAAAGATTGGTGCCGGAGAAACTTATACCTTAGATGCTGCATATTATCCTGGTGGAAAGATTACTTCTGAAACTATTGTAGAATCCACTCCAGGAACCGCTGTGGCTGATGATTTGATTTCTGGTAAAACTGCATGGGTAAACGGTAACAAGATTACTGGAACAGCTCAGAATGTTGTTCCTACTCAGTATACTTTACCAGTTAACGGAACATACACTATTCCTAGAGGATATCACACTGGGTTGGGAAGTGTAATTCAAAATGTTTCTACAATGCCTGGTGTAAATATTACTCCTTCTATGGAACCACAAAGAATTGCTGCTGCTGGAAAGTATATGACACAAGATATTACAGTAGCTGCTGTAAAGAATGCTGTAAATTTTGAAGTTCCCTCAGATTATTATTTGATGGATAAATCGATCAATTCTCTGATTTCTTCTTTTGCTTTACCAGTAGATAACTGGCATGACAATACGACTATGAATGTTTATAGTGTAGGACTTGTATGTGGTTCTGCCGAAAATAAACTCATTGGGTTAGCAGGATGTGTCGTTATCAACTGGAAGAGTAATGCAGAGGAACCGAAGGAGATTGTATACTATGACATGACAAACCTTAAGAAGATGATTTCTATAAAAGTATCTCTAAATACAGCTACTATGGCTCATACGTTTGATATCAGATTAGATCCATCTTTGAATTGGTTTAATGAGGCGACGACGAAATTCAAAGTGAAGGAAGTCTTCCGTTCAAGAAACTATGCTCATAGTGAGTAAAATAAAATAAAGGAGACAATTTATGAGCGATTTAACTAGACCTCAGTATAGTTATAATAACTTACAAGATTTTGAAACGTTTTTGAACTCTACTCTTGGTTATCTCGAGAAAGCAAGCATGGCTAATCTTGGAGACTTCTCTCCTAGTGGTAAGACGGTAAATGCCGGATTCGGAAACTATACCATTTATTGGGAATGGTTTAAACAACTTGGTTACGGCAATTGGCAAGGGAGCCCATACTGTGCTGGTTATGTTTCAACAACATTAACATGTGCATTCGGATTAGAAACTGCTAAGAAGTTGTTATGCGGTGATCTATATACATACTGCCCAACAGGATGGAATCGGTTTAAGGCGGCTGGAAGAATATATGATACTCCAGAACCATTTGATGTAGCCTTCTTCTACAGCTCTAGTATGGGAAGATATTCTCATACAGGATGGGTTGTTGGTGTAGATAGTAATGGAAAAGGATTTACAACTATAGAAGCCAATACATCTTCTGGAAACAATGTTGTTGAACGAAACGGTGGAGCTACTTGTAAGAAACACTATACATTGAAATCTGTTAGAGTTTCTTTTGGTAGACCTGATTGGAAAGGAAATGGTATATCGATGAGTAGAGTAAGCAATGTAAATACTAGTAGCAACCCTATGTATGGCGTAAGTACTGGTGCAGGTGGATTAAAGGTTACATCTCCTAATGTAAACCTTAGACAGACTCCCGAGACCGGAAGTGTTATAGGACATTTGAATACTAACGAGTCTGTATTCCCATCCAGAAAGGTATTTGTAAACGGTAATCCTTGGTTCTATCTTGCAGATAGAGGAGCTTGGGTATCTGGAAAGTACTTAACTGGTTGGGTATTAGAAGGAAATGGTAAGTGGTGGTATATGCTTCCAGGATATCAGTTCTATACTAACCAGATTGTTGCTATCGATGGAAACTTGTACTTCTTTGATGCTGCTGGATATCTGTATATTGGAGATTTCACTCTATCTACAGATGAGAATGGTGCTATCAAGAGAACAAGCTAAAAGAAAAAAAAAAGAGGGGGTATGGACATTGTCCATCCCCCAATCTTTTTACTCATCTTTTCCGAATACGTTGTTGATTGCTGGAAGCATAGACCTATAATCATACGCCCACTCTGCAAACATCTCAACTCCAGTATTGGCAATTTTAACAATATTATCTTTTGTCCTAATAGGAAGAGTTAGTGCCGTTTTACCAATGGAGAAAATGATACATTCATGAAGAGGGATAAGATATTTCTCATTAATGACAGTACTGTAGAAATTCGTTCCAGCATTAGTATCATGAATATGAAGAATAGGAAGAAACCCATATGACGTAAAAGCATATACAAATTTGATTGGTGAAAAATCATAAATTGATGCCACTTTACCATAAGTATCAGCAGTTGCAGACGCTTTTACATCATCCAGCTTACGAAGCTCAACATGGTTTCCGGTAACTCCGTTAGCAATATATCTTTCTCCATCAATATTGCAAATCTCATGCTGATAAAATTTCTTCAAATACTTAACCTGCCGGAAAGATTCTGTAACCTTGTCATCTTCATACACCACTCCGATATTGTAGATGGTGATCACTTCATCAATACTTTCAATACCATCAAGGAATCCATCAACAGTATACATCAGAGTATTGTCTTTTGCGTCGAAGTATGCTTCTCCGCTAGCAACCTTACCAGGCTCGATAATAATATCAATCCGTCTCTTTACATACTTGTAGTCAGTATCTGCTTTGAGAGATCTAAACTTTCCAAATTTAAGTCTTTCAACAATCCCAGTATCTTTGTTGGTAAGATTGATCATATTATCAACAAAGCTGTTCTTTAAGATTGGAGCAATTATTAATTCATAATGCTCACCATTCTTACCTGTAAATCTCATACCGTTTAAAAGTTCCATTTTTATACCTCTTTTCTTTCTTCTGTCTAAAGACCGATTATTAAATTAAAGGGCTAGGTACATCTACCTAGCCCCAACATCTGAGAATTATTCTGCAAAGTATTTACGAATCGGTTCGATGAAGAATGAGTAATCGTATGCCCATTCATTAAACATCCGGATTCCAGTTTCCGCAGCAGCGGCAATATCTTTCTCGTCATCGATAGAGATGGCGAGTTCGGTTTCTGTAATATTATAAATATTCATTATATCCGCAATTTGCAGCATCCGGTTTCCTAGAACCGTAAATGCTTGCGTCCTATTAACGGCCGTATCCAAAATATACATCGTTGGAATAACTCCCCATGGTGTAAAACTCTGGGAGATTGCGTAGATATCATGTGAAAATATGTTCTTTGCAAAATCCTTGTATGTTGGAATGTTCATTACATACTGTGGATTATAAATATTTCTAGCGACTACATATTTTTTCGTATTACCGCCAGAAAGAAGATGAGTATCGTTCCCATTATCGACACCGATACCGCTAACAGAACTGTACATATCATAGATATTAGAAACAGCAACTTCTGTTGTTCCTTCTCTATCATATTTAACACCGTTAATGTATTTGAGGACTACATAATCAATGCCATCATCAGAAAGTTGTAAATGCTCGTCAACATGTACAACCATATTACCGGCATTAGATTCATTCATGTCTGCATAAAGATATACATCTGACACTTTTACAGACCCATCTTTCATTACAAGATCTGCTCTAAAGCCAATCAATGCATAAGAGATAACAGGGGTGAATTTGTTGAACTCGTCAAAAGTGTACTTCACATCCTCACCAGACTTTATATCCTCCAATGTAATACTGGATACGATTTGTCCACCGACAGGTCGTAACGATTTAAAAGTTGAGTCGTTTACTCTTAATTTTGATCCAGTTTTAGGATCGGTGAATTGCATGTTTTTAATAATTTTTTTCATCTTTTACCTCTTTCTCCAACATGTGTTGTTGGTACAAAATATGATAAATACACACCCGTATTGTATCACTTATATAATATCTAATTTACTTTTAGATTTTTGCATTTGGGGTTTTCATACCGAATTTGTTATCGATAGAGATCAAAAGTTTTTTACAGTATGTAAAAATTACAAATAGACTAAATTCAATCTCTAAATATCCATCCATCATATTAATATCATCATTTAGAGTATTGTGTAAAAAATCTCTTAAACCATGTTCTCTATCAATTCCAATGTCATTATTAACGAATTGTGTATACTTGTTGTTTTCAACAACGATATTAGTATCCGAGTAAATCTTCAAGATATCAGTACCATCATATTTCATATCAACTATTGGAATATTTTTATGATGATTTTTGTAGTAATACGTTACAGACACCTGTGAGATGGATTCAGTAGTTCCTCTTCTATATATCATTGAAAAATCGTTCAAGAATGCTCCTTTCATCAAAAAATATAGAGAAACGTCTTAAGACGTTTCTCCTTTTAAAATATTCATGGTCGTCTCGTTAAGAGCCTTCCTAGCCTCAAACTTTCTAATGCGTTCATCAAAATCACTAACTTTAGTAATTTCGAAAATATCTTTTATTAAAAATCTTAAGCTAGGATCCTGCATAGCATCCTTGATAAAATTTATTTTAGCATTATTCATTTCACTTGTTTTAGCATATGGACCATGAAGGTATTCCATAACATCATCAATGATGTCTTCATCGTCCTCTTCTGTAAGATTTTCGATACCGTCATAATTATCCAAATCTTTAATTATGGTTTCTAAAAAATCATCATCATAGGCTAGCATATAGTTGATAACGATATTTTTAACCAATAATGTGTTAAGATCCATTGGAGCTGCTGAAAAATCTGATGGAAACGGCATTCCTTTTCCCTCTAATATGGATATTACTTTTCCTCCGGTAATAATCTGATTCGATTTTAATAATACCGAAACCAATCTATTAACATTGACCACACTATCAATCTTAGCCATCAAAGCTTTCGCCTTAATAACTTTTGGATCCTCGCTATCGTATTTCTCTAACAAACTTTTATTATTCATACCTACACCTACCTCATTTCAGATTATTCAATACAGTTAATAACAACATCCGCTACAGTACTGAATGCAGCTAAAGAAATGCTAATAGAATTACAGACACTAATTCCGGATTCACAAGATCCAATAGTATTTATAATACCCTTTGCATATTTCATCGTACACATTGCTTCCTCGACACGTTGATGATTTACTGTTGAAATATATTTTTCATTTATTATATATGCATTCATATACATTTTCATTACCCAATCTTCATCATAATACAGACAGATGATTGGTTCTTGACTGTTTTTCTCTTCAGTCAATTTCAAAACAGTCTTTTTCACATGACCGTCGTCATTGACCTTTCTACTATCGATTATTAGAATTTCTTTCATTTTTCAACTCCTCCGTTTTTGCACTTCATCATTAAGCTCTATAATTCTACTGTCGATTTCGTGAATATGTTTATACTCATTCAATCTCTTATCCATATCATCTATCAACACCGCTTCAAAGATTCCATAAAATGAATTTCGAAGCAATGAATCTTTTTCTACTCGCACCACTGTAACGTTTCCAAATCTAATCATTCCCGGATGATAACGCTGCACAGCAGTAAACAACAAATCTCTATCATTATAATTATTTCCATGCGTAAAGATACTATTTACGAGCATATTGAAAAACTTACTTTCATAAGCTTCCAAATCGCATAACACATGTTCTCTAGCAGTTATGTTGAACTCGCTCATAGTTTCAACTTCTGCACGTGTTGCATTATAAATCTTCTTATACGAATCACCTGTAGCTGTTGCAAGGGATTTACAAGCACGTCGCATATTGTTAATTGCAGCTGTAGTTACCACGCTTTCCCTACAGAGTATCAGAATGTCATTATTATCTTTCATGGCATCTTTAGCTCTTTTTTCTATTTCTTTCATACTGTACTCCTCTCTTACAGTATCGCAGAAGTTTCAAAAGGATATTTAGCACAATCCTCTACTAAAACTCTCCAGTATGACTTATCTGCCATATAGGAAACAAACATTGTTATCAATTTGCCCCATACCACTATCAATGTAATCCTAGAGACGTCAAGCACTTCATACATTTCAACTTTGACACTTAAGTTGATGACGTGTGCCAGTACTACTATACTCATTAGCCAATTCAAAGCATATGCTACATTTTTTCTGAATGCTAATTTCTTAATTCTATTCATTTTCTTTTGCTGCACTGTAAGTCTCATACTTACCGCCTTTCTTCCAAAACTATTTAAAAATACACACCTATAGTATCACCAATATAATATCTATTTATAAGATTCAATTTGTTATATCGTATTTGTGCAGACAGAAGGTCCCGTATCTTTTCTGATACGGGACTGTGTGGGAGAACACCCACAAGGCAAGCAACAATTCAGAATTTATAATACCATACGTTTGGTGAAAAAGAGGAAAACCGAACGTATACAAATCGATTGTAATCGGGGCTAGAAAAGAATGTTTGTCCAACGTTATTGTTTTGTGTCATTCCGCCAATTTGGAGATATGTTGACCCTAACTGGAGAAACCCAGCGGTCCTGTCCTCTCGATATCCGGAATCTGATGTCCGGGCTGCGGCGGTAGTTTCATTTGTCCTACAATTACCCTCTTAACCGTAGACTTAATATTCCCTCGAACTGCTACGGGCGGATATTGCATATTGCTTTCACACATATTGTTTTATCAATGTTCTTGAGCTATTCGCCCCGATTATTATTTAGTTATAAATATTATAATATGTAATTTTTTACATAATTGGTAGAGTTGAATATGAATACTGAAAACTTACCATTAATTAATGAAAGAGAGGGTTAGAGTAATGCCAAAACCATTATCTAAAAGATACGAGATAAAAGATACGGTCATTGTTGATCAAATCTATAGTAAAGTAGAAGAGAGTTTTAAGACTGGTACAACATTGCTTAAGCTTAAGCAATGTATCGGAAAGTTTATGCAAGAACGTCATGAGGCATTGTACGACTATGCTCCTATCGATAGAATCTTCTTCAAAGCAAATGATGAAGCAAACTTCTTTAAATCTGTAAATCTACAGATGAAAGAGATTGAAACGATAATGCATAATCTGTACTATTGGAGGTCCAATGAGCTTCAGGCTTGTAAAGATCCTTTCAGTATTACTATGCTAATGTGCTTACGTTGGTTAGCTGCAAATGAGAAGAAGCTACAAGGTAAAGATAAGGAGATGATAGAACTTGCATTTGTTTATATATCGTTCTCTGGAAAGTTCTATGCTTCTTGCCACTATAAGTGGTTCAGAAACTATACTCCTAAGAGAGAGGTTATGGACTATGTAATCAACTATATGCTATCAGAGAAGTTCGATATTGTTAAGACAAAGTCTGTATTCGGAGCAGTAAGAAACCTCACTAAGACTTGGTATGATAGCTATAGAGATGAGCTAATTAGTAAAGATCTTACTGATGAGAGAATCTCCTACATTATTCACCAGCTTCATTCAAGAATCTATGCATTCTTAAGAAACATTGCTAAGCTGTACTACGAAGCTTATAATAAGAAGCTTTATATCAACAAAGAGTCGGATAATTATGATGATACAAACTACAGAGTTGCAAATAATAACTCTACTATCGCTTCTACTATTACAGAGAAGACGATTGCATATATGACATCCACACAAGTTAATATGGCTCTATGTGCTTCATCCTCTACCGGTGGAGTAGATCCAAAGGAAGTAAAGGCTATCTTTGAGACTATCTTGAATAGTAATACTAATATCAATAAGATGAGAAATGTAATCAATATCATGATTGTAGACTTTATGAGAGCATATCCTCAATATAAGACTATCGAAGAGATCACTGGTGTTAAGTTTATTGCTCATACTATTGCTATGAAGCCAAATACAAAAGATAAAGATATCATTGAGCTGAAGAATACTATTCTGGAATGGTTGAATACTTCTGAACGATACAGAAATATCAAAACACCAGCAACCAAGAATAACTATTACAAAGCTATTGTATCTTATATTGCTTTAACAGTAAACACTGCGGTTAGACAGTAAGGAGAATATCGTGAAGAATAGAAAAGAGATTGAAGAATTAGTTATCAAAGTATTCTCTGCTGTTGATAAGACAGGAGCGAATGCTCAATATTATCAGAATCTGTTCTCCGAATTGAGCGATTCTAAGTTTGAAGCATGGATTTCTGGCAGATTACCATTCCGTTTACATACGTCAGTTTTCTCAGAACCTACGTTAGCAGATTGTGAAAAAGCCTTTAAAGTATTGGGCGTTCCAATGTTGGAAAAGGTTAACCTGAACTATCTTGCAAAAAATGAAAACGGTGATGCTATTCAAACCGAAGAATGTCTGGTTGGATATCTCAATATTAAACGATTGAAACAGATGATGGCTAAGAAGACTAATGCTGCTATCGAGATTACCAAGAGAGATATGAAGACTGGTAGATTGATTGGTGATGATAAGGGTGGTATCGAATCTGATAAGGAGTTCGAAGGGGCACTTGCATTAAATCTGGAAAATACTTCTGTAGAGTATTCTCGTTTCAAGGCTGCTTCTATGGAAGCTAAAGCAGAAGCTTATAATCTTATCAATGTAAAAGGAGAGGTATCATTCTCTGAGATTGATACAAAGAAGTCTGACTCTATTGCTAAGAATACTTTAAACGTATATCTTATCGGAGCAAACTTGCATTCGAACCTTGTTGATGAGCATTATTATACTCCTCATACCATTGAACGCAGAAAAAATAATATATCCAGACAACAGGATGAATAAGTTAACAATTAAGTAAAGTATTCTGACAATGATACTTTACCTTGGCGACTCTTCTGATGTTGTTATAGGGTGTTTTTCATTTTGTCTCCTTTTAGATTCCCATCGCAACAAAACCCCCCATCTCGCTTTTGGAGTGGGGGGGGCATTTTTATCTTTTTAGTGTTTTCCAGTACTTCCAATACCACCGGTTCTTACATCGGTTACCTTATCATCATCAGTAACACCAAACTCCAAGAAGATTCCTTGTGCAAATCTTTCTCCAAGTTCAATATGATGATCCTTATTTCCGGTATTCTTAATCTCAATCTTAATATGACCATAGTTATCAGCACCATAGTAGTCAGAATCAATTACTCCTACAGTGTTTGTAAGAATCATATTGTACTTGAATCCCATACTTGATCTTGGGAAGATAAGTAACACATAGTCCTCGTTCATACGACATCTGATTCCGGTTGGAATGTTTACTGTCTGACCAGGTTTAATAACGATTTCCGCAGTGCTACGAAAATCGTATCCTGCACTATGCTTACTGCTTCTAACAGGAAGCTTGATGTTATCGTAGATAGCTCTTATAGCATCTTCATCTAATTGAAATTTTAAGTCTTTGTTGTAACTCGCTAAAAACTCTTCGAATGGAACCTTTTCAAACTTTGCAACGTTTCTCATAATATCTCCTTGTTAAAAATAAAGGTGGTATATTTTACTATACCACCTAGCCTATTACTGCTTAGCGACTAATTCTGTAGAGATGATAGTATCTGTCTTGTTCAGAACCTTCTCTCCACTAGATACACTTGAACCAAGTTTAAGTCCAGCTACATCTACATTCACAACTCCGTTAATCGTGTTTACACGAATATAGTCGTTGTCGGAACATGCATAAATGGTTCTAATACCACCACCTTTTGCAAGTTTGATTACACTAGAACCAGCTTTGCCTCTCTTAGATACAGTTAATCCTGCAGCAGAGAACTTGTTGAAATATCCGTAATCTGTTACTACCACAACGTATGGTGTGTCATCATACATGATATCCATATCTTCGATATCATTAGCACTGTTCATTGCAGCAACACCAGCAGCATTTCTCTTATAGATTGGAATTTCTGAAGCATCGATTCTAAGAACTTTGTTCTTACTATAGATGACAACATCTACCTCATTAGAGATACACTTTACAGATACAATCTCATTATCCGGGTCCGGTTTAGAATAGATAATTCCCGATAATGGAACGTTAAGGAAGTCTTCAAGGTCAAGCTTCTTGATAGTGTTGTTCTTACTCAATACTGCAAGATGAACTTTACCCTTATAATCCTTAACAACTCTCTCGATAACAGTCTCGGGAATTACCGCAACAATGTTTGCTGTCAATCCTTTGATTGCAATCTTAATATCAATACCAGGGTCGTTGGAAGCAGTAACAGGAATCTTATGAATTGGGAATCTGTATACTCTTCCTCTTGAATCGAAGATTAAGATAGACTGAGTATTTCTGATATTTACAGCAAACTTTGGAAGGTCTCCTTTGATTGCTGACATATCATTCAGCTCTTGAACCTTTCTGATGAAGTTATTCTCTGTAATGATAACTCTGAAATCTCCGTCAGGAATATCTCCAAGGTTAGAAATCTTTACAACCTTACATAATCTTGGAGAACCATATTTCTCCTTCATATAGATAAGGTCTGCTCGGATATCGTCTTCGATAAGCTTTGGATTAGACAATCTCTCATCTAACCAAGTTCCATCTTCCACTAGCTTCTTATACTCTTCCTGGTAATTCATTAATCTACTCTTAGCAAGTTGCTTAATTGTAGCATTAAGAATGTACTCAGCCTGAATATCTGTTAATCCGTACTTGTTGATTAACAACTCTACCAAGTCTTTATCAGTACCAGTTCCTTTGTTCTTAATAAGATTGATAATCTTATCGATATCGGCAGAACCGACAATCTTGATGAAAGCTTCAAGCATATGACTTCTAGTTTCTACCTTATTCAGTCTTGCACTGTATTCTCTCATCTTATTGGTGATTGCAAAATGGATAAACATCTTCAAATACTCTGTATAAGAGAATCTGATAAGTTCGGTTCCATTAACAGCTTCAAAGTTAATTCTGCAAGACCTCTCGCAGTTTGTATATTTGAACAGAGATTCCTTAACAAAGTTTACATCAGAACCCTTCTTCAAAGTGATAACAATCTTAACTTCATTCTTCTGAGACTCATCATCGATATTGGTAATCTGTGGAAACTTTCCTGATGCAATACCGTTCTTAATCTCATTCTCAATTCCAGTAGTACCATATATCGGTAATGATGTAATGGTTAATACTGGACAATCTTTCTTATCTATAGACTGTTCAATGATAGCTCTAGCCTTATAGTTTCCATAACCAGCATCACTGATAGCTTCCCAGTCGGTATCGATAATATCACACTTCATACAATGATCAGGAATCAATGTAACTTTTGCATTAGGATTATCTAGTAGCATAAGTGTTGCATCCACAACTTCGTTAAAGTTGTGAGATGGTATATCTGCTTTGATACCGGTTCCGATACCACCAGTGATACCATTGATTAGCAATAGTGGTACTTTTACCGGAAGATATTCTGGTTCTACTGTTACTCCAGAATAATTTGGATTCCAAGATACTACTTCATTGGAATTAGCTAGTGCACCAATAACACATTCCATTGCAAAGTCGTTAATAGCACACTCTGTATATCTTTGTGCAGCGGGTGGGTCTCCTCCGATAGTTCCAAAGTTACCCTGACCATATACCATTGGCACTTTAGCCTCAAATGGGTTTACCATTGTCTTTACAGTTTCATAGATACCATCGCCATGAGGATGATAGTACTTCATTAAAGTACCTGTCAAAGATGCAGACTTTACAGTCTTTGTTCCTATAGCTCTTTCATCATGCATCAATGCATATAGAATTCTTCTACCACTTGGTTTAAGACCATCTCTCCAATCAGCCAATGCTCTTGCCAAGTTAGTAGCGATTGCATAAGTTGATAGGTCTTTGATATACTGATCTTGAGCAATTACCTCAATCTCCTTACCCATACATCCGTCTCCTTTTTACTAATTCTTTAGTATTAATCCGTTATCCGTACAATCATTTATAAATTTTGTACCGGCATCGTTCTTATACACATGCCAGTAGTCTACTCTGGCGATCTCTTGTCCAAGTTTTTCTGTCCACTTAACCTTTTCGAAGTTTAACTCTTTCAGATCTTCTGCATGTGCAGCAGCGATTTCATAAAAGTATTCCAACGAACCTTGTGTGTCAATGGCAACCGTAACCGGAGCGATGATTATCTCATCACTATTCCCATGGTCTTTAATATATTCTGTCATCAAGTCTTTGTAAACAAACTCCTTGTTGACATATACTGATAGTATAATGCGTATCGGATTCTTAATACTCATATTCGATACAAGATGCTTTACAAGCTCAGGTATATTACCTTCGGTAGAACCATCTGGAGTGAACAATGCACTACTGATACTACCTTCTCTTAATGCAACCTGATGATATGCAATACTCATTACTGAACTCCTTTCGATATAAGGGTTTTAAACAAAGAACCTGCAGAATGAACCTGCATCTTTGAAGCCTCTTTTTTGCTATTCTTTCTATCTGCCGGTAGTGTTCTTAATCTAGAACCTATGTCAGTATCATGTTGGTCTCTTATATTGACCAAATGATTTTTGTTTATGAGGATATCATAAATCTCCTCAATCGTTAACTTCTTCCTGTACCCAGTATTCTGAGTCATTTCGTAATACTTAGCCATTCCTCCACCACTTGTCTTGTGGAAGTATGGTATTATGTATCCTTCGGGATATCGTTTAAAATTCTTAAATGACCTAACCTCGAATTGGTTAAATCCCATGATAAATCTGACCTCATAGCCAGGATAGTCTGGAATAGTGTACCACACATGGTTTACAATATCCATAATCTCTACCTCTCTTTTAAAATATTATACACATCTTCTTCCATATATATAATATCTTTCTGATACACTTTTTCAAAAAATAAAGAATATAGATATATTTCAATCTATATTCTTTACTCGTTAGATACCAATCAAATCATCTCTATCTACATCGCAGATGTGCTTCAGAATCTCTTTCTTGTTACTGTCATAATGTCTAATGATTTTCATAGTCTCATTGATATCATGAACAGTATATCGGATAAGAGTTCTTGTATTTGCATCCATAGTAGATTCGCTCAACTGATCAGGATTCATTTCTCCAAGTCCCTTATATCGTGATACTGCTGATGTATTCATGGCAGCAAATACTGTGTCGTATAATCCCATGATGTTTCCATCAACAATAAACTCCATATGATTCTCGGATAATGCTTTCTTAATCGGAGCAATGATAGAACCACATTCTTCAATGAAGTTCTTATCATAGAACAACGTCTGAACCTTACCATTGATAAGACCTTTGATTTTGATAGAGTCATTGATCTTCTTGATATTCTCAGACTTCATGAATCGATATTCTGCTGTGAGTCTCTTTCTCAAAGCTTCAATCTTCTCATTCTTCAGATAAGATACGATAACTTCCTCAATCAGTTTCGGGTCAAGCTTCATACGCTCAGATACAGTCTTCATATCATAAAGATAGTTTGCGTTATCCATTAAGATAGAAGCGAATACAGAAGCTTCCACTTTCTTTCTATTGGTAGCATACAATACTTCATGAGACTTATAATACTGGTCTTGCATATATCTAGCATAGTCCGGTCTAGTTGAGAAGTACTTAATCTTATTCTTTCCTACAGGAACACCGTATAATGGTGGAACAGCCTTATATACCATTCCAGCTTCTACCATTCCTGGGAATAGTTTCAATACGTCTAACAATAACAAGTCTGCAATATGAGCACCATCGTTATCGGCATCTGTCATGAAGATGATTCTCTTAAACTTTACTTTTGATAAGTCGAAGTTTCTAAGATAACCACCACCAAGAATCTTTGCAATACTCATCAACTCAACATTTGCAGAAATTGCAGAATTGGTTGCTTGGAATGCATTCAAAATCTTTCCTCTGATTGGATAGATTCCTTGAGTCTTTGGGTCTCTTGCATCTTTTGCAGAACCTAATGCAGACTTTCCCTCTACAATGAATAACTCTAATCCATCTTTAGGACTTCCTGTTGGTTTGATATATCCATCCGGTAATCCTGTGATAACGTCAGTGTTATATTTCGCTGTAGCTTTGATAACTTCTGTCTCAGACTTGATTCTTGCAGCTGTTACATCCTTCAAGAATTTAGAATACTTATTTAAGTCTCCAGGTCTAGCTTTAGACCAAGCATCTAAGATATCTGACACTACATTCTTTGCAAAAGGCCTGAAATCAGCATTAGAGAATACCTCTTTTGCCTGTCCTGTAAACTGTGGCTCTAAGTGATAAGCAGAAATCATGAGTCTCAAAGACATCATAACGTCATTGCTTGTAACTTTAATCTTTTGCTTCTCTCTATCTGTAAGATAAATCTTGTTCATATAGTTAGAGAACCAACCACAGATACCATCTAACACACCTTGAACATGAGTGTTCTTATTGGTTGTACTAGTAGGACATAAGTTTGCATATGCAACAATTTCTTCTCCACTTGGATTTGTTGAGAAAGAGAATGCCACATCAAGTCTCATTTCACCAGTATCTACTGTTCCGTAGATAGGTTCAATAAGAAGCTTTGTATCTTCATCTTGCATGTCTAATATAACACCAACAATACCTCTTTCATTGGTCAGATGTAAATCTCTAACCTGATTCTTGTGGTCTACAGTAACAAGATGAATTGTTGCAGGAGTTGTTGGTAAGATTAATGATAAGATATCGCTTACCAATACTCTTACAGCTTTCTCTCCCAATGGGGTTTCTCCAAGAACTGTATAGTCTGGAACAAACTCAATCTCTGTACCCTGTCGAAACTCTGGATTCGGAATCTCTTCAACCACTTTCGGAATTCCTCTCTCGAATCTCACATGTTTACATACTCCGCTATAGTGGAAAGACTTTACGTCAAAATACTCTGCTAATGCATTGGTAGCTTTTGCACCAATACCATAAGTACCAGCAGAATAGTTTCCTGGCTCTTTTCCTTTCTCTAAGTGAGTTCCAGTATGTCCTTTAGTATAGGCATCTATAATCTTTTCGAAAGGAATACCTAAACCATTATCGGACACTCTTACCATGTTATTGATCTCATTGTAATACACTTCTACATGATTACACGGAGATCTTTCTAATAAAATCTGGTCCATTGCGTTTTGGAAGATTTCTCTGAACATGTTTAACAATCCAGCTTCTCCCAAAGGTCCAATGTACATACCAGGCTTTGCTCTGACACCATCGATAAATCGTTCTATCGTTTTAAACGATTTTTCGTAACTATCTACTTCATTCTTAAAAGATTCTGATAGCTGTGTACCACTACTACCGTTAGTCTTTTTTGTTGCCATAAGTTTTTTGCTCCTCTCATAATTTCCATAAATGGTTTATATGGAAGTTGGTATTTCTATAATTTTCTATAGAGTGGACAAAAAAAATGGGAGTGACCTTTTTTTCCTCTCCCAAATTATAATCATTTCTGATTACTTCTTATCTGCCTGAGCAGGAGCTTCTTGAGCTGGCTGCTGTGCTGGCTCAGCCTGCTGCGGAGCCTGAGCTGCCTGCTGCTGCGGCTGGTAACCCTGAACTTGCGGCTGATATCCATTCTGTACTGGCTGCTGCTGGAATCCAGGCTGCTGAGGATAGAATCCCTGAGCCGGCTGCTGCTGATACTGTCCGTACATTGGATTTGCTTGCGGGTTAAACTGAGCAGGTGCTCCGTACTGCTGAGGAGCTACTGGCTGCTGGTTGAAGTAGCCCTGCGGCTGATTCATGTATCCCATTCCCATACCGGTCATTCCACCAAAGAGTGGTCCAACTACGCTACCGAAGATAGCAAACGGATTCTGGTTTCCGCCCTGAACGAACTGAGTACTGTTATCGTATCTTGCAAAATCATTCATAGCAATTTCATACAGCTTCGGAATCTTCTCGATCAAAGGAATGATCTGGAAGTACTCTAAAGCAGTAGAAGGATCCATAGAAAGATAAGTAATCTTAATGGTGTTGAGGATGTCGAGAATGTTATCTGTAGCATTCTTTGCTTCCTCATTGCTTACTTTGCGGATGTTCATGTGAGTGCCACAAACACTACATGTATATCCACCAGAACCATCAGCATCCGGAATCAATGCAGACTTTCCGTTAGCCATATGGTTACACTGTCCTCTTGCCAGATCTTCTTCACTTACAGAAAGATTGAATTTTGCAACACCCTTTCTAAGTAATGCGAGCTTCTCTGGGCTTAACCAAGACTGCATATTTGGAGATTGCTGCTGCTGGTTTGGAACTACTCCCCCGTTAAATCCATACTGAGGATTTTGTCCAAATCCGCCTCCAAACTGATTGAAACTGTTGTTGTACATACAATGTACCTCCTTTTCTTTTGTGCTTATGCATAATAACAAAATTTTTTGAATACTAATATCTTAGTATTCAATATTATAATATATAACCATGATAAAGTTTCACATCACGATTATACATTAAATTGTAATAGATAGTTAGTGAGAAATCAATTTTTATAAACTACTGATTTTTCAGCAGTTCTTCAATTTTGTTTCTTTCTCTGTCTGACATATTGCTGCGTGCCACATTCAATTCGATTGCACCGACGTCCTGAATCTCTCTAGTGAATCCGTAAGCACTCTTATTGCTTCCGAATAACGGGTCTGTTGTAATCTTCTTCTTAATATCATTAAGAGACAATTCTGTTCCAATAGGTGTAAGACCATTAATTTGGTCAATTACATCCTTTACAGTATTTCCCTTGAAAGAGATGATGATCTTGATATCATCATAGTCACCATAAATGGTCTTATAAGCACTATCCTGTTGTGTCATGCCTTGAATTACTGTACCCTCATAAGGGTTAGCATTCTTGCAGACTTGTACAAGCTGCTTATCCCCTGCAAATAAGTAGAAGTCTTCAATGCCAGTATACATTCTGGTACCGTCTTCAAATATAATCATTGCCGGTGCACCCTTAAGTTTGTTTAAGAGTGCAATAACATCAGCTTTCTCAATAGCCATAGTCGTATTTCCTTTCTTTACTGAAATATTTTAGAATCTATTTATCCTCTTTCTATTCGTTACAAATTGACCCAATGTGTTATTCAACGCATACATGTCATAGTAGTTTCTGGTAATAGAAATGGTCTGAAGTGTGTTCAGAATCGGATAATATATCATTATATCTTGGTTAACTCTTGCCAGAAGTTGAGAGACATTGTTCGCTGTACTGTCAGTCAAAGTTCCTGGAGTTCTATTATGACCATAGAAAGATTGCAGCATATCTGTAGCTACATTTCCAACGTGAGTGATTACATTATTATCGTAATCGTTCTTCACATATCCCAAAGCAAAAGATTCTGTATTAAGCTTTGCAAGATGTGAGGAACAGTGAGAAATCAATGTATCAAGAATCACCGGCTTGATGAAATGTTCACCATAAGCATTGTAGTTGATTCTGCAATTGATTATGTCGTTTATAATACGTTCAGCATTCTTACTAACCTCGTCCGAAGTAAGTTGTGAATCGATATAATCGGCTCCACGTTTTTCAATTAACGTTGCAATCCAAGTCGTGTCCTTTCGATTATTGTTGTTCATTCCCATTGTACTTTTCTCCTTTTTGTAAATTTAACTAATCTAGAATAGTTAGATCATCTACCGGTAGAATTGGATCATTCCCATCATCGATATCAAATCCACTTCTATCTCTTACCTTGTTACTCTCTAAACAGGTCTTCATAAACCTGTATACAGTAATGGCTTTCTCCGGTGCAGTTTCTCCAGATAATATGAAAGATTTATGAATATCGATACCGTTATTCTCAATAAGCGTCTTGAGATAATCGTAAGTGTTTTGTCTTCCAATAATAACGTGCCAATGTCTAACGATTGACATTTCGCTATCTTCATCGTAATCTAAACTTGATTCTTCATACAATGTCATCAATAGCAAATAAACTTTTGTTGAGGGATCTTCTCCCACAAATGTGATGGCTTCTCTCATTTGATTCTGAGGAAGCTCATCTTCGTCTTCTTCATCGTTGTAATCTTCATCATCAACGATGCTTTTCATCTTTTTTAACTCTTCAAAATCGTCCTTTTTGTTCTTCATACACTCTCCTTTTATAAATAATTAATACTTATGCTTCATAGATATAATATCTATTTATTTGAAATATCCGTACCTCGGTCTACGCTTTACATATACCATACTAGATTTGAATCTTGTAATGGCTGTATAGTTTAGATTACTCTGTATAGTCGGAGATAAGAATTCTTCAAAATATACACCAAATCTGTACTCTGAGCCTTGAGATAAGTGTACTGTAGAAGCATATGCATACTCCATCATCTCACCTTTAGCAAACTTACTGTTTTTGATTTGGTCTTTTAACGGACCATATGGGGCATTAAGATAATCATAGTTTATCTTAAGATTGATAAAAGAGTTATCTAGCAAGTCCGGTTTGAAATCTAAGACAAGAAGTTTATCATTATAATTATCTATTGATGGTGGTCTGGAAACAGTTCCAACTAACCCATTTGCCAATGATATACCATCAACATCCTTCTTCCAGTTATTCTTTCTACATATCAGACGTTCTCCATACATAGGATAATCTGTATCGAATCCGTATATATTGTGTCTGGAGTACTTGTTCACATAATCTCTGGTCTTATTCTTTCCACAAAGGACAATGTTCGCAAAAGAAAGCATCATATCATTGACTTCGTCATCATATATAACCGTAGTATATCCATATTGACCGATCTCAATAGGTTTACCTTCTCTTGCTCTATTAGCAAGATATATTAACGGAGAATCTGCATTCTGTCTCATCAATTGGTCTAAATGATATATCTTGCCATCTACCAAATATGCCGGTTCATCTGCAACTGGCGGTAATTGTCCACTATCTCCAGCCACTATAGTCTTGATTCCAGTATTCTCTATAACCTTCCTAAAGGACTTTGGTACAGTCCAAGCTTCATCAATAATCATTAATTTGATATTTGTATTAAAAAATGATTTAGGGATGAATCTCATGGTTGTTATGGGAACATTGAACTGTTCATCCATAACAACCTTACCCGTAACCTTATCTATCAAAGGTTCTTCTACGGGTTCAAATAAACCGGAATGACAGGTGCAAGCACCCATCATTCCTTTTGTTCTCATTACAATCGCTGCTTGTCCGGTATATGCCATAGGTAGTACATTTTCCGGTTTAAGCATTAGTCTACTTACGATATCATTTAGAACAACAGACTTTCCTGTCCCAGCCTTACCGTCGAATTGGAATAACGTATCAGAAGAGTTCCAATACCAATCGACTGCAGCATCTGAGACTTTTTGCTGTCCTTCGTTAAGAATAATCATAATCTCTCCCTAATCGAGCGTTGATCCTATATCCGTATCGAATCCCCTAAGATCGATTAACGCAAACGCTCCATCTATTGCAAATATTGCTTCGATATAAGTGAGCATCTTATTGTAATAAGAATTACCTTCCCACTTAGTACCATTAGCGTATTTGATTGTCATCTTACTCTTATCCGGAATACCTTCTTCCACAGATCTCAATCTATCAAAGTAGAATACTTGCACTTCCGGAATGTTTCCATACTCTTCTTCATCTCTGAGGAATGTTGCAAATAACATCTCCATCGATCTAATACAAGCAGGATTCAATATTTCCAACTTTATATCATGCTTTGAGATATACACTGTTGGATTCTCATACGTATTGAGCTTAATACTCATATTATCACAAACTACAGGACTTCTAGTCTCTGAATAGACTAAAGATCCATCCTCTTTTACTGTCATACCAAGAGCTATAAGCAAGTTTCTTGTTAGCTCTAATTCATCTCTCGTTGTAAACATATCACCACACCTTTCTAAAAATATACTATACAATATGTCATAGATATAATATATTTCCGATTCCACATTTTAAACTTCCTAATAATTACACATTCAAAAGGAAGCAGGAAATATGGACAGTACACAGATACAAAATTACTCTAATCTACCTTCTGTAACTACTGCTGGGCAGTTAGCCAAGCTTATAGACCCAGAAGTTAAGTATGAAAACAACTTTGGAAAATTTATATTGTTGAACATAACGCCTACTCTTAAAGATGAAGATAATAGAGATAGAAGAATTCCTTATAATGCTATCAGAAATACTTCTAGAAGTGACGGTGCAACACAAGTGGTTCAATCCAATTACATAGAATTGGAAATTCCAAAGTATATGTTCCCAATAAAGGAAATCAAGGTTATTAATAAGACTACAAGATCTGATGGATATCTTACCTCTATAGAATCCAAAACAGAAATTGTATATGAACCTTATACTTACGGACAACTATTTATCGTTTCCAACATTGGTGGAAACTTAGATAACCCAAGAATCATAGGAGTATATAATAATGATAGTAAACAACCAAACCGTAGCTGATAATACTTTTACCATTGAGGAGTTTATTGCATCAAAAGACTCCGATGAAATTACAAATGATAAGTTTGCCATTGCAAAATATATGGCGGGAATAGAACTCCCAATCACAAATCTTCTGTACGATTATGAAGAAGAGTTAAATTCTATGGCTGTTAAAGTAAAGCTTACAGATCTTGAAATGATCAAGTATAAGTATAAGCCTTTCTTATTTGCTTACGATGTATATGGGTCTGTAGAAACAGAATTCTTAGTTCTAATGATGAACAACATCATAGACCCAAAGGACTTTGACTTCAATCCTATTAGGGTTGTACCAAAAGCAAAGCTCATTGCTCTCTTAGGACGTATCTCATCTATAAATGAGACATATCTTTACAACGTCAATTCAAGAAAGCGTGAAGATATAAAAAATAGTGTTGGAAATGTTGTTTGGTCAGAATGATGTAAATCATGATTCTGACTCTTTTACCGTAAATTGAACAGAATATGACTATATTCTTCTTCAGAAATCATATTTCCACCCATATCATAAAACTCAAGAGCATCTCTCATATACGGTTGCTGAATTACAGGTTCTGGTTGAGGTCTATCGAAGAAACTTCCACCAGTCATAGGCATAGGAGGTGCTACTGGAACCGGAGGTGCTGTATATCCAGATAAGTTTCCGACATATTTTCCATTACTATCGTATCCTTGACCTGGATGTTCTGCTACATTAACACCTGGACGATTCTTGATTTCTTCCATAAGTTCTTCATGAGACATATCCGATATATCAATCTTCTTAACGTCTCTTGTATAATCAGAACTTGCTACATAAGACCTATCTTGTGGAGCAGAACTATCATTCTTTCTATTGATACTTGTCTTATACTTTGCAAAAGTGTCAAAGTCCTCTTCCAGTTTGATATCATTTCCTGGAAGAAATGGTTGACAGAAGTATTCTAAATCATAACCAGTTCTAGTTCTTATCAATAAGAACGATAAATACTGTTCTCCATCCGGACCATATTCTTTTGTAATGATATATCCAACATCGCAGTTATCAATCATTAACAAAGATTCTGATACATTTGCTCTTCCCAACATCTTACCAATATCAGCAACATTTGCTCTTCTTGCATCTTCTACAATCTTTGTTGCTTCTCTGTTTAAATGAGAGATAGAAATCATAACCAAATCTTTTTCTACCGCAAATGCTTTGAACTCATTAACAACTTCTCCCAAATCCAATCTCAAATCTTTACGAGAGTTTACTGGTCTGATTCTCTTAATATGGTCTTGGATAATCATAATCGGTTCCAAACCAGCATCAGAAAGATCGTCATATAACTGATATAGATAAGAAGTATCAACAGATAAGTTTGCCTTATATCTTATAATGATATCGATATCATTAGGAGAACTCATATCCAAATGAGGGTCGTTACACATTGTATTTACCACATTATCATATGAAGAGTCCTTCATTTGTTGATTAGCTAACATTGCATACATTCTTGAAACCGTTTCTTGTACAGAGTTCTCCATTGTTAAGATTACGATACACGGTCTCTTTGTTGCATCTTTACAAATATATCCTTTATTATACTTCTTAACCTGTAATGCTAAATCAAGAGTTGTAAAAGATTTACCAGATGCTGCAGTTCCGAAGAACATATAGATTCTTCCAGCTTCAAATCCGCCACCATTCATTCTGTTCAATCCTTGCATACCAGAATACAGAATATGTGATGGGTTCGTCTCAGTATTATAAATTTCTCCCAATCTCTCTTTGATAAAGTTCTGGTTCAATGAAAACTCTACCTCTGAAGTAAGGTTCTTATTAATCTTTCTGAATTCGTTCTTTGTTTCGTCCAACAAAGCTTCAAATTCATTTGTAATCTTTGAACGGTCCGTATACGCTTCTGTCTTAAATCTCTGACAGATATCAATCATAGAATCCGCATATTCATAAAAGAACATACTCTTTGATGATTCTGAAATAAGATTAATGATATAAGCAACTTCATCATTACTCAACTCTTCAAATGTTATATCTAATACCGGCTTTTCACCATTTCCACCATTAGCATATTGAAACAACATTTCTTTGTTTGACATAAGCTTCTTGTTTACAATACCATCCAATGCATTGTTGATGAAAGTAATATACTTCATCTTCATTGGTTCTGGACGATATAAATCAAGATTCAATCTATCCATCAAAGATTTCAATTCAACAAAGTTTGAATACTTTATATTTGAATTCGTTGACATAGTAAGCATAGCAAACATATTCAACGATTGTATATCGAAAATCAAAGAATTTGGTTTATGATTCTTTGATTGATGTTTGTATATATCTTTTCCAGCATTACTCATATTCCTAATAACAGTTGCCATACTTCCCCCATTCTATTAGGCAATACTATCCATTCAACATTACATTCAATTCATCTTCCGTTATATAATTGTCTGTCTCTGCGTGACTATTTACCCACATGACAAATTTCTGCATGTCGGTAAGATTATTGTCTAATAAGAACCAATATTCTTTAGATTGCTCTACTATTCTCTTTTCTGCAGTTTCCTGCATCTCTTTTTCATTCGAATAATAAACCAATGTGATATCTTCTCTATCTCTAAAGTAATTATTGAGAATCATCTTACTTGCCATATCGACATCCCCGGTAAACTTTATCCTCAAATAATCAATATGGTTATCCTTCTTAAATCTTTCTATATGATCTATAGTATCCTTTGCATCATTAAGCAATCCATCCATCTGTATAGTTTTGTAAATGTCCGATTCAATCAAAACATTCTGCATCTGATAAGTTCTGCTAACCATATCAAATACCATAAGAATGAATCCCTTATCATGATCATCATCAAATCTCCATCTATAAGGAGAACCACAATAATAGAAGTGATCACTAAAACATCCCGGTTTATGAATATGACCAGATACTATAGGACCTCTACAATTACAGAAATCTTCCATTGTAAAGATTCTACTATTGCTTGGTGAATCTTCATAAACAGCCCCTTTGAAGTTACCGTGCATAATACACATATCATAAAATCCACTACGATTTAGATACTTATCGTAAACTTCTTCTGGAAGATTGTTAAACTCTGGAATACATAACACTACAGCATTCTTAACCACTTCGAATTGGATATTTGTAACAACTCTAACATCAACATCGGTCTGTTCCATATAGTGATAATACAGTTTAACCTGATTATTATCATGAGATATTGTACCTTGTAGAATGATTAGAGTTGCATGTTTCTCTTTACAAAGCTCTACAAGCTTTGCTATAAACAACGATGCATAATACGTTGCATCAGAAGATGTCATCACTTTATGATCAAACAAATCTCCATTGATACAAACTAAATCCAACTGTTGAAGTTGTCTTAATCTATCTATAAACTGCTTGCATAAGATATCATACTGTTTCCTAGGGTCCATAACAGGAAAGTGGATATCTGATATGTGTGCAGATACTATAAATTTAGAAAAAATAATATCACCGGCATCATTATCGATGTCGGTGATAAACTCTATGGCATTTCTCATACCGTCTCCTATTTATATACTGCTTCCAAAATATCCTTCATAATTTTTACAAAGGACTTCATAACGTCCTGTACAGAAGTGTTATTTCCGAAGTATTTTGTAGCAATCAGCTCCTTTACCTGTGGATATGCATCTCTGTCATTACGATCAAAGTATCCAGCATAGAAAAGAATCACATCCAGCATCCTGTCAAAAGAACCTTCAATAGTTCTATTAACAGTGCTAACATCCTGATTCTTCTTCAAGTCGTTCTCATGTTCCTTTAACTCAAGATATCGTTTAACAGCTTCTTCATCTAAGTTTTCCGGAACACTTACATTGATTTCCTTATAGAACTCGTCAATAGCTTGAAGCTGGAACTTGCCTTGAACAACATCGACTACAAAGCTTGTAAAATTTGACGTGTTCAAATTATCATTAGCATTTGAAGCTATGTCAATAAGCTCTACAAACATAAGGTCATTGTATCCAATAATCTCGTTAGCCCTTTCAATAATGCTAAGCAAACTCTTAAGAGTCTTAATACTCTTAATCATTTGCGCATTCTTTACAAATCCGAACGCTACATCTGCTTCTCTCTTTTTTGAATCTGGTCTCATCTTCTGCATAATTAAACCTCCTAGGTTAAACATGTTTACATTGTATCATAGATATAATATCTATCTGACTGATAACATACTTTGATACTCTTCTGTAAGATCTAATCTGTAAACGTAACCAAGAGTCAATATTGCAAATAATCGTATAGCATCATCCATATATAATCTATGACTCTCATTACCATCTATATCGATGATATATTCCTTGTAAGTATATTCTGTTTTACTAAGCATAAGAACGATACAACCAGATATTTCTATATCTTCAGATTTCAATAGTTCTCTATATGCAGCAAGTTGTAGAGTGTATTTAAAATTCATATGATTAGAAGTTTTAAAGTCAATCAACCAATACTTTCCATCCAATTTCAATACACAGTCACATGTACCACCGAAGTAGTTAGAAACCAATCTCTTCTCAGAATAAACAAGCTCTACATCTTTGTACACAGTCTTCAACTTATCCCACCATTTAAGGAATCCTGTAAATGTGGATTCTACTGTTGGTCTAAAGTAGTTTGGTATATCGAAAGAATCTATATCTTCTAACATACAACCATTCTTTAGAAACTTCTCAATCATATAATGACTATACGTTCCCTTATCAGCAGCTTCTCTCATAAACTTAGTATAGCTTATATGCTTAAATCCCAATCCATTAGACCACTTCATAAGGAAATCTTCATGAATCGATGAGGACAAAATCTCTGTTACTCTAGGCACCGATATCCCATCTTCTGAGACGTACTCTTCAAATTTTTCTCTCTTATTCTTCTTAGACAACGTGTCTAATTCTCTAAAAATTTCACTCAGTTCCATCATAAACTCCATTCAAAATTGTGTTGTATTTAGAGGTTCAACCAGTGATAAAAAATAATCCGTAGGAGAATTTCTCCTACGGATATTCATACATTTACATAGAATAATCTTCCCCATTGGGGTTGTCGTCGTTGTCTAACTTATCGTAGTCTACAAATATTCCATAGTTTCTCTTGTTGTAGACCTTCTTTGCAGCAATCTCATCTCTGATAGCTTTGTACTTGGTGTATACTGCTTGCCAACGTTCATAGTTACGATCCTTTTCAGAATCTGTACTCATGAGATAATCATCAAGGATTGTAAGACGAGTGTTGATCTGCTTCAACGCATACATTACTTCATCTTCAGTATTGGCATTTCTTGCTCTTACCATGAACTCATAGAGATCGTTCTCGATTCCTCTTAAACCATTGTATTTAAGAGTATTCAGCAGAGAAGCTTCTGTAAGAACTCCAGCAGATTCAAAATAAGAATCTGTATTTACGGTATTGAATACAAGGATAGTATTCTTGATCATAGTCTTATAGATATAAGATCCTGTGCAATCAACCAGCTTCTTCAAAGTTCTCAATGCAATAATACGTTCTCTTTCGAAGTCAAAGTATGTACGAAGACACCAGTCTAATGCATTTAACTTTGGTTGTCTTTCAACAACATTATCGCATCCAGGAATAATCCGGTAAGCCTTTTGAATCGCTCTTGGAAGAACGTATCCCATATCCAATTCTTCCAGATATATATCAGATTCAATCTGATCTTCTCTGGTAATCTGTAAAGCAGATGTAAGCTGAATCATAGCATCGGTGATACCAAAATCCAACACCTTCAACTTGGTTGTAGATTGTGGTGAGCTTATATCTTTGATATTCTTATCATGTACAGCAAAGTATTCTGCAACGATATCTCGTACTCTCTCAACAACATTATCCTTTATAAGATGAATGATATTATAAATGATAAGAGCAGCGATATCTTCATCACTCAGCTCTGTAGTGAACAACTTAGAATCTATCTCTACAGCATAATCCTGTATAGGAACAGATTCATCAGAAAACAATACTACTTCTGAAGGATTTGCCATCAATGGTTGTACTACTAATCCAAACATGATATTGTCAGTATTTTCAGCAAAATATACTCTTCTACACCTTGCTTTAATATTGAAAACATTCTTCAATAGATCATCTAAACACTTCCCAACATATATCAGATCTTTTTCACCAGGTTCTCTAAGAGAACCGATGGCATGAATGAGTTTGTTTAGTTCTATGTATTTATAGTTCTTATCTGTATATTCCATCTTAATCTCCGTTTTTATAATTTGCAATAAACAATACGTCTCCAACAGAACCTGAAGGTATAGTTGCAGGTGTCCATCCAATAAACTCCTGTTTACTGGTCAATATCGGACGTGGTGTAAAGTCTGCATCCTCTACAGTATACTTAGTCTTCTCTGGTTTAAATATACCAGATGTATAAGCATATCTGATAGCAAAATTAATAGGTTCTAATTCTACAGAAATCTCACAATCTCCAGTAATCTCAATACTCTTATTCGAGTCCATAATAGTATTCTTTGGAATAGAATATCCGTTATAGAACTTGATATACAATCTCTGAGAAGGAGTTACATATGTTGTAAAATCATCTATAGTCTTACCACTGGTAGATACTACGTTTACTTTTACCTTGTACTTGTACCAAGATGGACAAGTGTTCGTTTCAACAGCCATAGTATTGGCGAATGCATTATCGATGTTGGTAAACTTTGCAGTGTTCCAATGTTCGATAGGAGTAGTGTTGGACAACATCTTACAATTCTCAAACATAGATTCTACATTTACTTCATTTGCAGGAACTGTATTAGAGAAGAATGCTATATCTCTTAAAGATGTAAAATCTTTAAAAGCTCCAGCCATATCATTACATATGATGTCAAAATCCGCACAGAATACAAAAGCATTAGCATCTGGAGCGTACCAAACATAAATTGGAGATTCTGTTTCAGATACATTTACAAACTTAGCATGTTCATTCTTCGGTAAATCATCAGAGAACTGAATAGCTTTTACATTCTTGATATTTTCTTCTCCGCATAACTCTATAAGAACTTTACGAAGATCTTCTCCATTCATTAATATGGGAGATTCTAACCAGAATGCTGTAAACTTTACTGCACCAATAGTTCCCTTTTCAATATGAGAAGGAATCCATTTATCAAAGACATGCATCTCCTTCTCTGGAACCGGTGGCTCATACTCTTCTTCAATAGTAAAGGTTTGCTTAAGTTCTTTATCAGCAAAACCACCATCAAGATCATAGATGATTGGATATTGGATAGGTTTGTAGATAAACCTAATCTCCTGGTTGTCAGCAGTTACTTTCTGTCTTTCTGGAGTAACATATCCTGGTATATCTTTAGGATATATATACTCATCGATGTTAGCATAATCTTTATACTTATTTAAAATATTATCACTCATACATACTTCCTTAAGATATTAGCCTGTCGTAGATACGACGTTTACAGTTACTCTATTACCCTGAGCATTGTAATCAAACCATGCATACAATGTAATCGGTTTTGTTACAGTATACTCAGCGATATCGATTGGATCATATACAGATCTCTTAAGAGACCAACCTTTAAAACTGTATCTCTTATCTTCCCATTCCGGTTGTGGTAATTGTGCAATATGAGTATTTGTCTCAACAGCTATAGGAAGAATTGGTTTGAATCCAACGGTATCGTTTACAGTTTCAAAAGATATATCGTTGGTATTAGAACCGGAAGCTGTAACTAACAAGTTCAAATAATTCTTCCCATTTATGGCAGTAGTTTCAATGTTGTCAAACATGACAACGTTATATGCTGTATAAGTTCCATCCTGAGGAGAGAAGGTATAGATGTTGTCTACGATATTATATTCAAGCTTTGTACTATGGCCGTCGTTGTATACACAAGTGATCTTAGTGTTACTCGGTACATAGAAACATGGTTTGAATCCCTCTGTCACCAACATCTTAATTGCTATAGGTTCATCGGTTCTAGATGATATCATGTTCTGAGATAACAAAGAATAGTTTCTTGCAGCATTATAATTAGCGTCTACCAATCCATAGTAAACATAAGTATCTACTACAACACCCTTACCATTCTCATCATTCACTTCTGCATCTGTTATGATAAGATACCAGTGATTCTTCTTACGATTCTCTACAGTAGGAATTGTATCTTTGGTGACCAGTTCTATAACTGCACCGTTATCAATAGCTGCCTGAATAGTCTGTTTAATCTTACCAGTAAGATTAACGTATCCATCTGCATCTTTTACATATATATCATTATTCGTATAATCCATCACAAGTTCATGAAGCTTGTGATCTTCCTTATTAGCATAGTCTGATGGCACAATTGGTACTCGTGCCATTGGTTTTGTATTATTCGTCATGACTACCATCCTTCTTAAGATAATATATTTAATATAAAGTTTCTTAATAAAAGGCAAAATGCCCCTATAGAGGGTGTTCCTCTATAGGGGTTATCTTACTTGTAATCTTTTCTGTACTTTGTAGAAATCTTCAAAACAACAGATACGAGTTGTTTAGAGTTATGGATAACCATTCTACAATATGCTGCAGTATACGTACTTAATTCTTTAAGAGCATCTTTAACAGGTTTGTAGTTTAATGCTACGGAACCGTCAGAATCGAGGCTATGTTCTGTTACTTCATCAGTAATACCTTTTGCAAATTCGTTAAATGCTTTTTCAATTTCTTTATAGGAATCATTTACTTGCTTGTATTGGTCTTTGAACCCGCCGAAAGCAGAATCGAGAATGTGATACTTGGTGATATAGTTACAAATCTCATCAATATCTTTTGGGTTCTCCATGGTTACTTCTTCTTCTGTATAAAGATTCTTCTTATACTTTCCATTCTTATAATCATAATACTTTACAGAATACACCATAGCATGACCAAAAAGTTCTGTCTTATAATACTTCTTAACAGAATCCTTTACAATCTCTTTGATATCATCATCAGAGATCTTTTCTACATACTGCTTATACCCATCATCAAGTTTCTTAATCTTCATGTCGGTAACAAGATCGGAAAAGAATGTTTTAATCTTTCTGAAGATAGAAAGTATTCCTTCCCATATTGTAGAGAAAAGCTTCTTTATTTTGTCAAGAAGCTTTTCTTTTCCTGTAGAATTATCTTCGGTGAAGTATCTCATTCCAGATTCCTGAAGAGAATGTCTATCTACACGAAGGCATCTTACTTGCAAATCTGAAAAGGATTCTTCAATGTATGAATTAAGAATGTATGAAGACTCTGTAATAGATACATTTGAAAAGTTCATATATCCTCCAATCTTATACTACTTCATCGGTCGTAAAATCTTTCATCTTAAGGATCTTCTTTACAAGACCAGTGATAACATTAGCATCATAGATGATGAATGTTGTTACAGAAGTAGCATACTTGTTAAGATCCTTAAGGGCATTCTTAACAGTTGTAAAGTAATTTGCACTGTCATCACTCTCAGAAGTGATAACGTTAACAGCCTTATTACTCTTATCCTGTATAGTCTTGAATGCCTTCTTTACTTCATCAAACTTCTGAGAAGTCTGCTTATACTCTTCTCTAAATCCACCGAAAGCAACATCTGCAATATGTGCCTTGGTGATAAGTTCTGTAAGCTTTGCTCCCTTAACAATAATCTTATCAGTATCAAGCTTGATATGCTGATACTTACCGGCTTTAACATCATCAAGGTTACCAGCCATAGCATCGATGTTAATCTTAGCAGCATTAAGATCATAATACTTCTCGATATCATAAACTAATTCCTTAAACTTAGCATCCGGGAAGTTCATGATGATCTTCTTATCTTCTTCCTTAAACTTCTTAATCTTAATATTGGTAATAAGATCTTTAAAGAAGTTCTTAACCTTATCAAATACTCCAGTGATAGCTCCCCATACAACATCAAAGATCCCTTTGATCTTCTCAAGAATCTTATTCTTACCATCTTCTTCAGCTTCGGTAAAGTACATTTTTCCAGTTTCGGTAAAACACTTGTTATCTACCATATATACCTTAACAGAGAGATCACTTACAGCTTCTTCAATATAGGAATTGATAATATAGCAAGATTCGCTGATAGAATGATTTGTTAAATCTATAAATGCCATTTATAACATCCTTTCTTTTTACGCTATGATATGTTCGTACATTTCGCTGATACTGTTATAGTATCCACGGAAACAGTTCTGAGAAACGCCAAAGATTTCGTTATCGTAGTTGATACCCTTAACCATGACATTTAACACATATCCGAATACATCGTTAACGAACTTCATAGCTTTTCCATCGGAAGCATAATCCAGCTTCATAGAATCATACATCTTCTTCATACACTGGATATAAATCAAGTCTGTCTGGATAGCACTCTTAGAACCGTAAATATATGCAGCATAGAACACTTCCATATTCTTCTTAGAAATATCTAACGCTTTATCAATATTTACGTTCCTGTATTCATATTTCAGAACAGCCGGAATGTATCTGTCCATCCATGTGGAATAATCATCGATAACATGCTGGAAGTATACAAGACCTTCCATGAAGCAGCTCTCTTTAGCTCTGTCATCACGCTCTCTGTTTGCTCTAGCAATTACACTATTTGTAAAACTCTGAATAGCTTCTGGATCATAGCATTGCTGTGAAAACATCAATCTATATGACTTATCCGGATGCTTGGAATCGATTAGTGCTGCCAGATATACAGGGAAAAGTTTCCAAGTCTCTTCCTTAAGCTTATATCTAGCTTCCTTATTGTTCTCCATGACATCTATAACCTTGTTGTACATGTCATTCAGTTCTTTATTTAAGAGATTCATCTCCTTAAATCTAAAGCTATAAGAACCCTTAAGAAGCTTAGCAAACTGATCAAGAACGAATCCGATTCTCTGGAAGATTGTGAGCTTATTATCAGCCTCTGTAAGTTCTCTCAACTCAGATCTCATCTGTTCAAGATCAGCCTCTGTAATGTTTGCATATTCTGGAAAAAGAAGTTCGTTTTCCTCTTTAAAATTCAAATTCATAATTCCTCCTAATATTAAACTGTCATTATCAACGGAATGGCTTTGTTACCGGCAGATACATAAGACTGTTCCAGATAGTCTATAATATTATCTCGTTTACCGGCTTCACTTTCCAATGAACTCAGTTTTAAATCAATAGTTGCAAATACTGTTTCCAATCCATCCCAATACTTTAGGTTATTAGACAGGAATAATGCTATGTCTGCTTGACATAGCTGTTCAAACTTTTCCATCGCAGTTGGAGCGATAGATACCAAAGAATCGAAATGTTTCAAATATAGAATAATATTGAAATTCTTTATCCTTACATTCTGATTTCCCACAGCAACAAGTCTTATCTTATTCGGTGGGGAAAATTCTGGTATAACTTGATTACAGAACAATGATGAGAAGTCTAACTTATTCTTCATATTCAAGATGTCTTGATATGAAAAGTTTGCAGACATTCCACTGTCCATAGCACCATAACCATAAGCTAAGCCAGCACTATTCTGATTGTACGTCTGCCAGTCTATATCACCAACACCAAGAATTACACTTTCTCCAACAAAGTCTTCATTGATGTAGTACCAACCATCTTTATATGGTGCAGTTTCTTCAGTAACTTTGAAAGAAAATTTTCTAGGAAGATACCTAGAATACGTTAACAGTGAATCTTCTTTTATAATATCTCCCCAGACATTCTTATTCATACTGTCTGGAAGATGTGGTGTTAATGCTAGTAGACCTAACCTGCGTTCAATCTTATCTATTAATTTAGATATATTGTTTTGATACTCAGCCATAAAGTCTCCTATAATATTGAATAATGCTTATTTAATATAAAGTTCTAAAACAAGAAAAAATAAAGCAGGTTTGCTTTATTTTTAGATAGAAAGCTTACCCTTCAGATAAGCTTTCACATCCGATGATACGTCCAGTATCATCCCTGATAAGTTCTCCAGGGATTAGGAAATTGGATGTATCAATACCATGGGAGCGGCAGGACTCCAAGGCAAGTTTTGATACAATATAAATTGCATCTGGATCCAGAGTTTCTGGAACTCCCACAGGTTCTCCATAAGAGTATCTGCCGACTTTGATACCGTCGACCACTCTGTATGATTCTAGCTCCTGCTTAGCCCGAATCACTCCGGAAGATGGAATGGATAATGTAGTTCCATCCATCTTAACGATATCAATGTTATGTGGTGTAAGGTTAACGTAATTCATATATTCCTCTCTTTCTTCAGATATGTATCCTGATAAACACAATGTTCTACTATCATTCATATTTATATTACATAATTGAAAAAACGAGAAAATGAACCCCGTAGGACACATTGCCCTACGGGGTAACGCTGCAATGCAGCAGCTCCGGCTGTTTTACTTTAATTTTTTGATATAATTATGCTTTAACAACGAATCCCTCTGGACTAATTACGAAGCCCTTAGCGATGGAAAGGACCTTAGCGTCCTCATCCCAGCTTAATCCGCATCCCGGACCAGTGTAGTTCTGAGCGAACTTGTTAAGTGCATCACTAGCAGCCTGCTTTGCTTCCTCATCAGCAGCTCCCTTGTAAGCGTCAGTTAATCTGATCAATTCCTCTTGAAGATGTTGTACATCAGATGCCTTAATAATCATCTTTTTGTTCCTCCTGTTAAATATGTTTTTGGTAGTTCATGTTCATATATCCTTATGGATATATTTATATTAAAGTTATATCATCTATAATTGCGTAATTCTTTAGCGATATAATCTTCAACATTTACAACGATAGTGCTCTTACCAGCCTCTGTAATAGAAACCTTATTGTTAGAAATAAGATCCACATTAGTCTTGCTGTAATCAATATTGTAGAACTCGGAAAGAACGTTAAAGTTCTTAGAACGATCCTTGATATAAGACAATGCAGCAGACTCTTCTACAGTCTTAATTCCCTTTCTTAACGAATTAACGTCGAAAGATTCAATAAGTGTTCTGGTAGCATCCATATTAGGATGTTTGGTAAGATCAAAGCAGCTCTTTGGTAAATCATTAGCAGACTCATTGAGTACTCCCTTTGTATAAGCTCCTGGATGAGAAGGATAGATTACATAGTCATATGTAATGATCTTAAGATTCTCAACCAGATTTCCCTTAGGGGTGCTTGAAACTGTTCCTAAAGCTCTTAATGAGAAAGCGGGTAATACACCCATTCTCAAATCCTTATCGAATGCTTCTCCGAGAGCATTATTGCTTCCCTGGAAGGTTGCCATTACGTCATCACCTTCCATCCAAAGCTTTAAGAATCTTACACATACATTCTTTGGATCAATAGTCTGCTGACGAGCAAGATTTGTATCGATAGGATGACCAGCTTCTCCAAGCATATTACCAGTACTTACCAACTCAACCTGTCTAGGAGCATTAATCTCTTTTGCAAGATCCTCTGTACGATATATTCTACCGTTACGGTTTGTTTCATTACCGGTTTGGAGTCTTCCTTTACCGACAACTCTATCAGAGCCATTAGCGATAAACTCAATCTCCTCCATAGGAGTTGTAGCTTCGTTAAAGATATAGCCCATAATATTATTCATGTCAACATTTCTCCTTTAAATATTTTATTTAAAATGTAGTTCTAAATCCATTTTCATGACATCATATAATCTATCTTCATAATATATTATACGAGTATCCTTCTCATATATTATTTGTATAGAACGTCCATCTAATAGTAGATTCATGATTACTCGGTTGGCAGTGCTAAAACCTTGACCAAGTTTTATCTTTCTATCTATATCTTCTATTCTATGGGTTAGTGTTGATACGTTTCTTATGACTATATAATTCAATTCTAAGGATTTGTCGATGTAATGTTCTTCATGATCATGAAGAGTAATGATGTTCATAGTTCTCCTTATTTCAATAATAAAAGTATATAGGCGCTGTACCTATATACTTTTATTACCATACAAGAATTATCCTAAAGAGTCTTCGTTAATCGGCTGTAACTCTCCCTTTGGAGCCATAACCTTGTTAACACCGTCAACAGTAGCATTGAGCTGTTCGGAAAGACCGATAAGCTTTACCAGATTCTTAGCCATCTTAGTAGCGTATAAAATGATACCGGTAGAAACCATAGTAACCGGAGAATATCCGATAGAAGATAAGTCAATCTTCTGAGATGCATAAGCTAATACCAGAATACAAACAGCCGCAACAACTGCTCTAGCAATACCATCGAAGAATCTAACCGGATTGAACTTGAACTTATCAATTGTCATAGAAGACAAAGTTCCAGCGATTACATTACCACCCATACAAGCAAAAAGAATGGGAAGCAGGTTTGCAACTTCTTTTACAAGTTCCATAAAAAGAAATCCTCCTATATAAATTGAATTATACAAAGTGGACCTATTCCACTTTTTATATTTAAGTTAAAAATTAAAGGGGTATGGGAAGACCCCATACCCCTCAATTCAACTTATATGGTAGCCGTAGCTTAAAGGATTAAGCCTTAAAACCAGATCTGTTCAGAATCTTGAAACGTCCCTGAGTCGGCTGATACTGCTGGATAGTCCAACGCTCAAATCCGTGGATAGCAGGAAGTGCAGGATTCTGGCTGTTACGAATCTCGTTAGATACATACATCTGATAATCGAAGATTCTGTAAGTCATACGGTCGCTGTTTCTCGGAGTCAAGATTACGATCAGCTTGTCGCTATAACGAAGCTTGTCAGATCCGATGAACTGGTAGATTCTCTTGTCGCCAGCAGATACAACTGTTCTCTTGTAGTCAAGCTCAACAGGTCCGATGGAAGACGGAGTCTCATAGGTGTAAGTGGTCGGAGAGATCTTACGGATAAGGTCGGGATCACCGAATACTGTAACAACCATGTTGGGATCATTCAATACCTGAAGCATTCTGGTAACTTCGGAAGACAGAACATCCATGAACATTGTATATCTCCAGGTTACCGGATCCAATGCATAGTTGCCCTGAGGTGCAAAGGAGAACTCATCGTAGAATCTCTCACGATCGCTCAGAGTCTCATAGCTCTTGTTCAAGAACTCAAGAATCTTGTCATCCTTGTAGTTAGCCATAGCGGTCTTCATCATGCTCATAACCTTGGTTAACTGGTTAACCTGGTACAGAGCAGCCAAGTCCTTAACTTCCTCTGGAGAAATGGTAACGTTGATAGGAATAGCATTCGGAATCTCGATAAGAGATGTGCTAGCATCCCACTTAACGCTAACAGTATCCAGCATTGCATTGGAAGTATCCAGCTCAGCAGCCAGCTTAACCTTCTTAATTGTTCCGGTAAGAGAAGATACAGTGATCTTGTTCTTGTGCATTGTTCCGCTGATCTGGTCGCTGATGTGTCCGATAGCGGTAGCAGAAGTACGAATATTGACATCAATCTTTGCAGTTAAAGTACGATCATACTCATTGTTGTATCCCGGTTTAAACTCTAAGTTTACAGGAATCCAAACGTTGGTCTTAGCACCTGCTTCTGCAGCAGTAGCTCTAACGCCGTTGTTGGTAAGAACGTTGTTAGCGTCCGGAAGAGGCTCACCCTCATTTACCCACATACTGTCGATAAGGACATGGCTGATGTGAGTCTTGATGGATAATGCATCAAGCTTTGTTCCGCCGCAAAGAGCAAGAACATCAGTAGCACCGGTTTCCGGAAGTGTTAATTCGATTTCATGTACAGGATTGGAAGCATCAATTGCAGGAGTCATCTTGTTCTGATCCAAGAACATATCGATCTCATTTCCCTTAGAGTCGATAAGAAGACGTCTCTCCATAGTCAATGTGATGGAAGGAGACTCAGCAACAACCTTCTGGATAGCTCCCTTATCAAATACCATGTTCATTAAGATATTCTTATGAACCGGGAAGGTCATACCAACAACAGGGTTGTAGTCAGCACTGATAGAATGCTCAAGAAGAGCGGTAGCATCGTTCTCGAACTGCTGCTCCATCATAGCACGCTGATCCTCAGCATATCCAGACATAGCGATGAACGGGTCATCAAGATTCTCATCCATGAAATTTTCGCAGAAGAACTCCTTAAGAGCTTCTCTGGTTGCCGGTCTACGAAGGATCTTCTGAGGCTCCTCGAAGATGTCCATGCTAGACTCGCTTAATACGTTCTTTCCTAAGTTAATAAAAGACTGTGTATATGAAGCCATGGGGTCAGAAGACCAACCACCGCCAACATATCCGGTTTTTGTGTTTGGCATATAACTATTTTCCTCCTATTTAATTTCATACTACTTGATTGTAGTGTAGTACTTTAAAATACTTTAAACTATTTTAAATGCTATACTCCTAGCCACTATAAATTTGTATAGTGGCTCGAAATATTTTATTATATAGTTTTATAAATATTTGTGCTATTTGTCTTTTTTAGACATTTCCTTCAAAACATTACCGATTGTTCTAAAAACAACCAAGAATTTGATATAATTTGTGAAGTTGTCTATATATGAAGTAGAGTTGTAAATGTTTTCCAAGTAGTCTACAATATAGGCTTTCACTTTTCCAAGAGCAACTACTATCTTCTTTAGCGGTAAGATGTTTTCATCATTCTTAGTTATTCGGTTAATAGATTCCATATAGTTATCAGCATCTTCATGTAACTGAGCAAACTTGGATTTTAACTGAATATTTCGAATCATCTTATCCTCATCCGAGAGAGACTCGTAAATATCGTTCTCAGCATTTTTCTCATCATCAGAGAGTCCAGAACCCGTCGCCCCAGAGTCGTTATTTCCAGATCCAGAAGCTGATCCTTCATCATTATCCCCAGATGAACCACTCCCGTCACCATCATCACTATCATCGCCACTGCCATCAGCAGCGTCAATATCATCGCCACCGTCAGCAGCATCGATATTATCACTGCCAGAACCATCATCATTTTGGTCACCTCCACCATCATCGGTGTTTTCCTGAGTATCCTCATCACCATCATCCGGTTCTTCACCGGAATCTGCAGCATCTATATCATCTCCACCAGTTTCTGCAGGGGATTCTTCCCCTGCATCATCCTGTGGATCGTTTTCTGTTTCTTCTGGTTCTTCATTTGTATCAGCAGCATCAATGTCGTCTACTTGTTCCCCATTATCAGGTTGGCCAGTTTGATCGTTATTAGGATGATCACTATCAGATGTATCACCGCCGGTATCTTCGCTATCATTTCCAGAATCAGCTGTATCAATGTCATCATTCTGATCTTCTCCATTTTCATTAGCATTGCCATCAATATTCAGTTCCAATAGGAACTCTTCTAAAATACTTTTCATAAATACCATCCTATCAGTTAGTCGGTAACACCAGCACCCTTATTAAAGTCTGTTATTGGTCGAATCTTCTTACCAGCCAACGCATATTTGTATTGGATTCGTTGTCTTTCTCTCAAAAGCTTTTTCTGTATAGAAAGTAAGTTTCTATACTTCTTTGGAGATCCAGAGCTTTCTGCCTTTTGAACCTCTCTATCGAGAACTTTTAACTCGATATCGATTTCATCTATAATAAAACCAACTTCTTTATTGGTCATCATCTTAGAGATACCAAGCAAACCAAGAGCACCAATAGCAGGAACTGCCATAGTTTGAGTAGCTACACCAGCAGCAATAAGAGCAACACTAACCTTAATGATTTTAGATAAAGATGGACAGATCTCTCCACGGATAATCTGTTCTCTTCTGTCTCCAACGAGTGCCTTCTTCATGGATCGCATAAATCCATTGAAGTTCATATCCATATCTCTGGACATCTCTTTCTGTTTAGCATCAAAGTTCTTAGCCTTAGACTTAAATCCTTGCCAAGCCAATGCAAGAGTATTGAGAATACTACCAGCATCTTCATTAACTGCTCCAATTCCGGAAACAATCTTCTCAAGAAGTTGTACAGCTTCTCCACGAGTAATCATATCTTTATTTGTATCATCGGTATTTTCTTCTCTGTAGATTCTGTCAATTTCTTCTCTTCTTACATTATTTCCAGCGTTCTCCTTAACTCTTTCTACAAAGGTAGCAATACTGGAATTATCTCCAAGAATATATGTAATAAGATGATTGATCATCTTGAACTCTCTCAATGTAACATTAGCAGCAGCAATAGACTGTGGATGGTTCAAATAACCGATAACTTTCAAAAGAGTTTCATAATGGTTATCATGGAATGTCTGCATCTCTTCTGCTTTTGTATTAAGATCATAAGCCATTCTATATACATCCGGACTAAGATCTTTATTGTCTTCTTCTTCGATATCTAATTCTACAGTATATCTAGAAACCAGATATATGTATAAACCATAATCAGAAGAGCATTCCATCTTGACAAAATACTTTGAGTTGAAAAACATATTGTGGAAAACTCTGTCAAGATTTTGTAAGTATATATCGAGTGCATGATGGTCATCATTTTCAAACTTTTCAATGTCATATATCCGGAAATGTTTAACTGTTAATCTGAAACGGCCATCATCCTCGGTATGAACATAATCAACAAAGTTTTTCTCATTAAGATCAATACAACCCATAGGATTAGCATCTTGCATATAGAACTCAGCAAGAGCTTTTATACAAGATTTAATATACGCATTAATTTTTTCAACTTCTCTCCATATCTGGGAAACGTCTGTAATTGTAATATCTTTAGAGTGTACAACATAATCTTTCGGAAGATCATCTTGTACAGTTTCAAAATCGTAATGTCCATCTTCCTCCATTTTAATTGCATCTACAGGATTGATGAGTTCTTTAACATTTATCTTATCTTCCATGAATTCTATTCCTTTACGAAGTGTAGTTTTTGTAACAAAATTGACTATAGGTTTAATACGAACATCAAGCATTCCAACATTATCAGCATCATCAAGTGTATTTGTATATACATATACAAACGTAAACACTTTCGCTAAAGTCTCCCAACCATCATTCATTTTAATAGTATTACTGTTGATATAGTCTATAGGATCTTTTTCCAATACTGCTTGTTGGTAAGGATTTGTCTTTGTAGAATATAATTCAGCTATATCGATATGAGTATCTTTCATATATTTAGAAACATGAGTATCAATATCTTTAAATATAGAAAGAAGTTCTCCTTCTTCAGTTGGTTTGATCTTGATAAGATAATACAGAAGAATGATGAATAACGATTCTGCCACATCCAATGTGATCTTTTCGTTAAAATGATTGAGAATGAAAAACTCATCGATACATAGCTTCATCTTAACAATGTTAGGATAGTTGTATGTGTCTATAAGTTTACATAAGTCTGTGATGATCGTATATTTGTAACCAGTATTATCAAATAGAGAATATATATTAAACCTCTTAGAAATACTGTCGTGATTAAAAGACAATCTATCGATTGCCTTAAGATAATCAATAATTGGTATGATCTTATCCTTCACCGATTGACCAATTGCAGACATCATTACAAAGTTTTTAATACTATCGAGATCGTGATAGTATATCAGACAATTATCCACAAATATTTTTATGATATATGAATAATTGTTCTCTGTAAGTTGGTCTTTCATTATCTCCATTAGATAAATATATGATTCAGGGGTAGCATCCATAAACTTAGATGCTATACTGTTCATAAAGTATTTATTGTTTTCTAAGAAACAATAAATATCTTTATACGATAAACGATTCATCGGTTTATCTATTTCTAGCTTTCGCTTTCTTGTATAGATATCGTTCATATCTATACAACCAGTATTCACGATATTCACGGTTTATGGCTCCTCTAATGATATAATTAATATACTGTTAAAATTTACTAAAATAATTTGACCCGAAAATTGGCTTTACAAAGAAAAAAATATACACAAATTTTTGCCCAGTGATCATAAAGACCACTGGGCTAAGGTAAAAGGTGTGTATCAAATAAAGACACCCGATAAGGGGTGTCGGAGCCGGCTGATTAATCGTTAACGATGTATACGTTAGCTCTCTGTGGCATGGTAGAAGCATAACGTAAACAGTCACGATTGTTATATGTTGGACAGCAGATGTCTACACGTCCATCATTTAACACACTGGATCCAGTGTCCATTACGGTCCTGTATCCAATGCCTTCAATATATAACTTTGTATACTGAGGAAGTACATTGGAAGCAACTGTAAAATTTGGGTCTAATGGATTATCATGTGCATCTAGGCCTCTCGCATGGTAATAAGTAAGCTTAACATTCGGCTTCCAAAGTGTCATGTTTGGCTTTGGAGCTTCTGTCTTGGTATCAGAAACGTATTGTGTGCTTACATAATAAACAGCGCCATCTTTATGAATAGATGTCCATCCATTATCATGATGCTCAATAACATTAAGCTCTTCTCCGAATGGTACAGTATATTTAATTTCACCGTTCGGAGCAGATCTTACATTTAATGCAGAGCAGTTTACAAATTTTGTTGTAAACTGTGGAGTTGCAGTTTCTTCTACAATCTCTTCCTCTACAGCTTCTTCAGCTACAGGTTCTTCTGTAGCTTCAACCGTAGTCTCTAAAACAGTTGGCTTACCACGATATACAATGTGGCTTTTGCCTTTAGCCTCTGTTTCTTTCGGTGCTCTTGTACATGCAACTACCATAATCACAAGAGCAAGCAATAGTGATAATCTTCTTATTAACGTTTTCATTTTTTTAATCCTCCAATAATTAACTATTCATTTTTGGTAACCTTTTATCCACATATATAATATCTATTTATAAGATTATATTTTAGAGCAATTATCGATGATTTTTTCCTTCCTAACTCCGAAATCTTTTTCACCAGGATAAGCGTTTCTGTGGATAAATACTTCTATTCCTAAAATAGGGCGTAGGTATTCCACGATATTCATCATAGCGGCATCCGTTCCAATATTATCATTATCGGGATATAAATGAAGATTAAACTGAAATAGTTTAAACTCATATAAGATATGCCTTACCATAGCTAAATAAGAAGATCCTGTAATAGCGATAAAGATATCTTGTTCTGAATCTGGATTGAGGTTATACTTTATAGACAATATGTCAAAAGGCCCCTCTGCAATGTGAACATTAAGTCTTCTGGAACTGTTCACATCATATCCAGTGAAAGGTAACATGTAAAACTTCTCACAATTTCCATTGTTATTATGAAGATTGTAGTTTACATAGCGAAGATCTATAGATTTATGCAATTGACCGTCCGGAATCATTCTCCTGAGATTGACAAAGTTGTTATCATGACTGATAAATCCAACAAAGTGCTCGTTTAACTGTTTGAGAATATTAATATCCCTGGTATATTGAAGCCTATTAAAATTCACACAATCTTTAAGGCTTAAACAAATCCTAGAATATAAGCATTGGTCTAATGTAAGATTTGTCCCCAAACGTTCATTTACAAAATCAACCTTCTTATATCCTAATTGAAGATCATCGCAAACGTTGTATAGTTGATATCGAATAATTTCTCCTTTTGTAGCAGTTTTACCATTACGATACGCTCTATTTCCCATAGCATCTAATTCTGATGCAATCATTGGATCATAGATTCCCCAACTCATCATGGTTTTAGAATCTAATATGCCAGAAGCGTTACATTTGAAACAGTGATAAAGTGGAACATCATCATCTTCTTGTGGTACTTTGATATACATATGAGCTTTATTCATATCAGAAGAGTCGTCACAGTATCTACACCGACAAACAAGCTCAGATCCTCCAGAGACTTCTTTGATATACGGTATAAGTTTTCGCATAGTATTTACGAATTCTTTTTTAACCAGTTTCATATAAGCTACCTCTCTTTATCTCTAGTTTAACCAGTTATAATTAATTATCTTCAACAATGCTGATTATATTAGAAGATCGTTTTCTTCTTCTATTAGAAATACAATCTGCAATATCTATACTATCCTTAGTCGGAAGATCGTAGACTGTCAAAGTCATATTGTGTGTTGGTCTGCATTTACTACTATCATGATTGATTGGTTTTCTCGAGTTCTTTAACATAGTTTACCTCCTTTATAAAGAAAATCCCTATTACCGAATTGGTAATAGGGACTTCATTAACACAACAGAATGAATGAACAGACTTCTTCAATAAGAATTCCTACCGTTGATGATACGTCTAATTTACGACCATCAACTTCAGGATTTGTATCTACAATTGTGAAGTCTGAGGATAAGATAGTTGCAATGATACTGAAGATATTATCTATAACAGCATCATTTTTGTATTTGTTCATGATCATAGGATAAGATGGAGAACTTTCTACCAGTAATCTCTCTTTCTTATTGATATTCTTTCTCTGTACCAACTTATCCACCTTTGCAGAAATGATATGTGGCATAAGACACATATTGTTTGCTTGCAATTTCTTCTTTGCTGCAAGGATTAGTTCTACATATTCAATCCTGTTGATATTGTATATAGACTGTGTGTCTTTAAAATATCTGTAGAATAACAGGAATACAAGTTGCTTCTGGAACTTATTGATTGTAGGAACTCCATTCTCATCATAAAGTAATCTATTTGTATAAAAATCTACTTCTGCCTGATGGAATGGTCCATACTTCTGTTCAATGTTTCTCATAACAACATCCGAGTTTATCTTATTTTGAAGATAAAGTGCCTCATTCTGTTTTATCAAAGCACTTTCAAACTTATCAAAATCAGATACACTATCAGCATCTCTCTTACTACTACTGGAAGAGATAAATTGGAACTCATACTGAATATCGGTTACCTTAAACTTTATACTCTCTCCAATAGATGCATAGTTGAACGAAATAATCTTCTTGTTGAAGGTATATTTCGGGATAATATTATTAATGATATTAATAATACTTTCCTGAGAATGGGTGATTGTGTTTTGACCACGGATTGCTTGATACCCCCAAAGAGCAGGATTACTCTTCTCACTGGAAGTGGAACAAGAATACGCAGTTTCAAACATCTTTTCGAAGATATTATTGTTGGGATCTATGTATAAGATCTCATCATAATACTCTAAAAGATACTCTTCAATATTACTAATCTTATGCATATATGCATATTGAGTTAGTAATGGGATAGACAATAACATCAGCAAAGAGATTCTATGTAATAACTTTGCATCATCATTGTTATATTGAAGCATTGGGTTCTTAATAGTCTTGTAATCAAGATCTTGACGATAGTTGTCCTCAACCATTTGACTAATCTTGTTATACAAGTTGCTATGAATAATGTATCTCTTCAAATCATTATAGAATGATTGAACCGGATACTGGTGTGAATTGTATCTATCAATCTTAATCTTAAGATTGAACAGAATCATTAGATACTCCATGTCTTGATCGTAGAAATTACAGAAGTAATTAATATATCTGAACATATGGCTTCTAATTGCTACCGAATTATAACCTTTCTTAACCGGTAATATGAATCTATTAAAATCTCTACTATTATCAATAGAGATATTAGCAGAGAGACCGATAGGTACCAAAGGAGCGATAAAGCTTCCTGGTACACAGTTTACTAATATTTCGTCACTTGTTTCAGGTTCCCATTCATCAACGGGAACGAATGCTTTCTTTTTCTGCCTATTGTTATCCAAAAATACTATCGCATTTAGTTTCCCCTCTAAATCTCTCAACAACATGATGTTTCTCCTTTTTGAATTCATACACAACAAATGCTTTACCACAGTTATAATATCTTTTCATATGGCAATTTTACTTCGTCCTCTTCTTGTTCCCTGGAGTAAAGTTTACAGATTTGAAAACCGGATTGTTTATATTAGCAAATCCTTTTCCTTGTGGAGCTTGAAACATATTTCTCAATCTATTGATAGCGCTCGGCTTCTTTACAGTTATTTTCATCCCAGTTTCAGAAGCTTTCTTTTCTGGAGATTTTCCAGCTTCTTGCCTAGAACGAACCTTAGAAATTGTTTCTTCTACAGTTCCTCTCCATATAGCCTTATCATATCTGGTAGCTCTTGCCCATGATGCTTTGTTAAAGAGCTTAAGATCCTTAAGATCGAAGTACATGAAACATAAGCTCTTTACATAGCCGATATCATCTCTAGGGTTCTTCTCTACAGCCTTCTCTTTAATAAAGATAGGACTGGTCTTGTTGATAAGATCTACAAAGAATAACTTGTTTACATAAAAAGCATGTTCATAAGTATATGCAAAAGAGGGATCATTGGAAAAGAATTGAACATTGTATCCTGATAAATCGCTTTGCTGTCTAACGTTTCCATTTTCCCTCGGAGGGAAGAATCTAACAATTACGTCATAATAGAACTTTGCAACCGTTTCAGAAGGAATCTTAAAATGTGCAATATACTCTTCATCATTCTTTGATTTGTAAAGATAATGAACCGGAGGTTTTTGTTCTCTTAGACGTAATTTCGCCCATCTATCATTGAAATCTTGTAATTGAACTTTTCTAGAACCAAAAGCTGCCGAACCTTTACCGGCAGGGTTCTTTATATACTCTTCATATGTCATAATGAGTCCTCATAATGGGGTTCGAGAGAAAAGCCATTATAGACTTTTCTCTTCGAATCATATTTTATCGCTCGTAGTACTGAGTTAAGCTTGGAGCCTGAAGCAATGCCTGGTTAGAGGTAAACATGATTGTGATGATCTTGGAGATCGTATTCAAAATCATAGGCTCAGACTCGATGGATGTAAGAATGATATCAGATGGCTCACCAGAAATGATATCAACCGGCTTTTTGTGCTCTTCAATAATGTCGTTCACAATCTCTTCAGCAGTCTCTTCATCAAACTTTGTTCTGTAAAGAGATTTTACAGCATTGAAGTAAGCTCCACGAAGAATATCAAGAATGGTATCTTCTGAAGAATCTCGTGGACCGAATGAATCAATAGGCATCTCATCTTTCTTATCGAATAAGCTGATGAGACCAAGAATATTTGCACCATATCCTACACCATTGGTTGCAGCAGAACGGCAGTTCAATACAGCATCTTCTACTAAGTCTCTTACAGCATCTCTATCAGAAATACTAATACCACCGACAAAGAATTCAACCATGTTTGCCTTAACAGCATTCAACTGACGCTTTAAGGATCCGAGAACTCCTGCATTCGATCCAGTATTTCTTGCATTCTTTAACTCTGCTTCCAAGAATGTGATGATATTATTATAGATGGAAGAGTTGATAGGATTTCCATCTTCATTAAGAAGAATATTTCCATCCTTATCTATCTCATACATCTTAGAAGGATTAACGAACTTTGTAACTCCTGATGTAGCTTCTACCTCACCACAGTATCCACAGAAGTCGATAATATTATCGATAGTTGGAGCTAACCCAGCCTTAACGTCAGACTCATACTTAGCATTATCGATATACTTTCTGATTGGACTTGCTCCACACAATGTAGCAATATGTTCAGCATAGTTCTCCGGTAAACCGAAGTAATTGGTAACGATAAGAATTTGTGGCTTCTGAGAATATGCAGATTCCGGATACTGGTGCATAAACTGAGTAAGTCTTCTCATATAGGATAAAGAATCTCTTCCAATCTTAGGAACCATAATAACTGTTGGCTTCCACATAGCTCCCTTAGAAGCTGGTCCGATGATATTAGTCTCAATAATCTTCTGGAAGAACTGATCCATCTCATTAGTATCTAATGGATCCTGGAAGTAGTATACCCTTACACGGTTATCAGCAGTAGAACGAATTCTTGCACTCTGTCTCTCCAAGTCATTAATCATACAAGGATCAGAGTATCCTGTCTCAAGAGTTACACCATCATAAGCTTTGATATTGGAAGTCCCATCGGTTGTAGCAGATACATCAATAAATACATCCATTCCATACTCTTCATAGATACTCCGAATATTACCAGCAATCTCTTTATTTCCATTAGTGGAAATGAAAGCAATATCATAGATATCATCCAGAGTACATTCTCTTCCACTCTTACGGATTTCTTCAGATAGCTCCTTTACCAACTTATCGAAGGTTCTTGATACTTCATATGGGTTGGTTGGAAGTTTTCCGTTCTTATCGGCATCAAGCAATCCGTCAAAGATGTAAGAAGACATTACCACTACAGTAGAAGTTCCATCACCAACAGTCTTCTCAATGTGTCTTGTAGCATTCTCAACCTCAGACTTAACAGACATCTCAATGGGATTCTGGTACTTAATATGCTTGATAATCTTGTTACCATCCTTAGAATACTCTGTAACCAAATCTTGGTCATTATTTCCTCTAAGAATCAATGTATTTGAACCGGCTGGTCCCATAGAGTTAGAGATAGCGTCTTTTAAGTCTCTAAGAACATCAGCCTGCACTTCTTTCAACGTATCTCTTGGAATGATATTATTTAATGCACTCGCTCTTGATAGCGATTTTACAGTATTAAGTTCCATCGTAATTTTCTCCCCTGTCTTTTAAGTTTCCTAAGTTTGTTATAAAGATTTTGTTGCTATCCAATACATAGAAGAATTCAGAATCTTCATTCTTCTTATCTGCAATTCTCTCCAGATTGTATCGAAGACTTTGTACATATATCGCTTTACCCTCAATTTCTATAAGATCGTGGTCTTTAAAGAACTCAAAATCTTTGACGTAATAAGAGCTGAAAGAAGCTAACACTTCTTTCGTGCAATCATTAACGTCTAATATAGTATAATTGTTGGAATCTTGAAATAATGTAGTAATACATTTTCTCTCTGCATCATTATGAGTAAGAATTGTTATACCGATATCTTTAGTATTGTATTTTGTAGCAATGGTGATAAAATCTGTTATACCAGATTTAACGAATCCATTCTCCACAATATATGGATAATACTTATCAAGCATATCTTGATATAGTTTGTCTATATCAACATTTGCATTATCATTCATAATGATAGATAATGGGTTTTTATTACTTCTTTCAAATGATGCAAATAGTAGTATCTTAGGGTCTACATTCAATACATCTAAATCAAAAAGAGAAGGGATTGCATACTTCTCTTTTATGAGAGTATACAATCCCATATCAATGTAAGATATGAAGTTGAAATCCACAAGTATGGCAATCTTCTTACCAACCATAATGATTACCTTTAGTTTAATCCTAATTCATCATCTAAGTCGTCAACATTGATGAATCCTTCAGGTGTTCCACCTTTTCCTTTAGAATCTCCGGAATTACCACCGTCAAAGAAAGAGTTTCCACTTCCTCCACGACCCTTACCAACCTGAGCTCCTACAGCATTTGCAATAGCAAGCAGTGTATTGGAAGTTCTTCCGGAATCATATCTTCCGATATCATGAACAGCATATGCATAAGCACCACTCATAGCATTAGCAAAGTCTACAGTTGCCTGATAGAGCTGCTCAAGTTCAACACCGTTATCATAAACCTTATCGAAGTTAAGCTTCTTAAGATCCTTGATATTCAAAGTATAGAAGGTATCTTTTGCAAACTTATACTCCTGATAGTTCTCATAAGAACCATCATTGTTTACTTTTCCTAAACCGATGAATGCTACTCCGGCTCTTCTACCGATTGCAATAAGTCCTCTTACATCACCAATACCGGTATCGATACCAAATATGGAATCGTTCTTAGAATTCATAACGTTGCTGATACATGTAGCGAATAATCTTGCCTTAATTGGAGATACATAAACTGCAATAATTTCATCTCTCTGTGCATTGTATCCACTCTGACTCTGAATGAACTTGTCTAATGATAATTTCATCATACCGTTCCAGTAATTCAGAGATAAAGTTAGCTTTTCGTCCGGATTGTAAACCTTAAATCTTGAATAATAAGTTGGTGTAATTCTTCCGTTGCCGTTTTGATTGTTGTTTCCTCCAAATGCCATTGTAATTTCCTCCTAATTTAACATTATAAACATTAATAGTTTATGTAAAAGTTCCAGAACATGTAAAAATGTACCTTTAAATTTTGACGGGAGATTGGTGAAGAGGTGGACGAGACCTCTTCACCAAAGCATGTTTGTTTGTGTGTTGTATGAATTTCATTTCTTAGGAGTTAAAATTCACAATGGGCAATGACGATTCAGGACCAGGCAGAACCTAAACTATCATTACCATAATGTTACTATTTTGTAAAAATTAAAACTCAGGTTGAGTTAATCTTGATACATCTTTACTAAGAACCTTTGTCAAACTATACATCGCTTGGATTGCCTCATTAGAAGACTTTCTAATATTTTCACAACCAGCATTGATAAAGTTTGCTTTAGAGTTTACAAAAGTGGACAACTCATCATTTGTCTCTTTAAAGAATGAGCCTTTAACCATTCCGGTATCACCATCATAATCTGCTCCCATACCACTGAGGTATAAATTGCATACCTGCATAGTATCGATAAACTTATTTGATGTAGATTTGAGAATATCTTCAGATCTAATCTTTGGATAGAATTGATAGAACTCTCCGCCAACATAAAGAGGTTCAGTTTCATTTGTGGAAGAAATCTCGATTCCTGTATAGATAGTATTGAAATAACTATCATAAGGATATCGTGTAAAAGAAATCTTCTTTCCATCAGTAGCTTTCTTAGCAGCTTGGAAGATAACGTCTACCCAAGTAAGAGGTCTGGATAAGAAAGGCTCTATATTAGAAGGATCGTCTGGCAACTTTGCAGGATCTTGTCTAGATCCTCTAAAATACATAAGATATACTTTCTCATCAGGATTGTCTTCTTTGCTTACTGGTACAGGAATTGGTCTGAATCTATTATCATAACCCTTTGTAAATCTCTTGAGTTCTGCTTTTAACACATCATCGGAGAAAGCTATCATAGGATCTTCTAAGTGCACATACTTAATTTCTCCAGAAGATGTAATAATCTCATACTTCTGTGTGTTAAGAAACTCATTCTCGAAGAATTTTCTCATGTGGAATAACACAAATGGGAAGAAGTCCGCAACAGCTGCAGATAATGGGATAGCAGATTTATCAAGAGTAACCATCAATTCATTAACAGAATCTACTTTAAGCTCCGGTGCTGTAAGTACCAGTCTAGAAGAGTAGTCTGATGTATAAGACATATTTGCTCTTCTAATAAGACCAAACTTACCAGACATACCAGTTCCAGGATCTTGTAATTGATCATTGTTGTTTCCACAGAACCAATCGTATATCGCTTTTATAGAATCCTGTATTCTTGAACATGTCGTATCTGCCATAGATAGACCATAGTTATTGTTCTCTCTTAATGCTCTTGTAGCAACCAAGAGATTTACATATAATGTATTAATCTGTCCAACTCCAGTATGTTTTCCAGAAGTGTTTACATCACGATAGTATGCTGGGATAACGGGATATTTGTTAATGAACAATCTCTTCTTTTCGAAGTTATGAGCAATGTACTTGATACGGATATCTCTAAGCATTGAATCTGTTTTAGAGAATTTGATCTTTCCAAATACTGATTTTAACCAACGGATACCGGTATCCCCATCATCGTCATTAACAAGATTTCCATCTTTATCTATAGCCCATTTACCAACTCCCTTTACTACAGAAGCAAACTTCTTATTCAGGTTAAGTAAACACTTATAGCAAGAAGGATCAATGAACCATTCTCCTAAATCTATATAAGCAAAGATTCCTGCTCTATCTTTCTGAGTAATTCCGAAGATATCGTTAGATAATAACCCATCTGGTGTAGGAGTACCATTCTTGTAAAAGAATGTAGGATTGGTTACTTCTTGTAGTTCATTTGCTTTGATAAACTGATCCAAATCCATAAGCTCCAAAGATAGCACGGCAGTCTTTGCTCTATCCTGGAAAGTTTCCTCGCTTAAGTATGCATTCTTTTTGTTAAACTCGTTAAAGTATTCTATGATATTAAAAGGTTTAACCTGTTCTAAGTAAGTCTTTTCAGATTCTATCATTGGGATTTCAGAGACGTCTTCATATATTGAATAAGAAAACTCTACATCTTCATCTATACGCATTTATACCTCCAATAAAGTAATTATTTGAAAGTTGAAATTACAAAAAATAAAACCCCTAAGGGGTTTTATCTCTTTTCGAAGTATGCATTGTTACATCTTTCGATTGTACGGAGCATACTTTCAGAACCATCATTATCTCTCATAGCCATCATGAGTAAGAGATCGTTGGACTTTAAACTTTGGTTCAGACGAGCCAACTCTCTACTACGGCGAAGTCTCTCAACTTCAACCATTATGTTAGAACGTCTTTCCCTCTCTTCTAAATTACGTCTAACGCCTTCAGTAACATTCTTTTTCATTCTATTTACATTGAACTCAAACATTTACATTTCCTCCTTATACGGCTTCCTGGTAACGTTTCTTGGTAGCACGGTAAATCTTGAATTGTTCTTCAAATTCATTCGCTACCACATTAGCTTCATTTAAAAGATCACGAATTCTATCGTAATCTTTGGTTTCCTTGGACATTTCACATTGCGTTAAATATAAAATGTGACTGTGCTTGTTATGAAGCTTTCTTGCTTTTACGTACTCTTTAACAACTTCCTTATTCATAACCTTTACCTTTTACCTTTCTTTATCCTATCGGATAAAAAGCAGTATCGGAACTTCCGATACTGCTAACATTATTATCACATATATCATACTTAATTGAAAATCTTACTTTTTAAATATTTACTTATCCCCCAGTAAGTCCCATAAGTCTTCAGCAAATTTACCATTATGCTCTAACCGATGTTCTATTATATCAGTTTTAGTCATACTGCGACTTATGTCACATTTGAATTCATCTAGTCCTTCATATTTATTTTCGATTACAATAATATCGTAATCAGTATAGCCAAGTTCTTTAAAGATTTCCATATATACATCTTCATTAGGAAACTCTGGTCCGAACAACTCTCTTCTGAAAACTTCAGACTTGTCTTTATCCTCAGATGCTCGTTCATATAACGTTTTTAACCGCTCTGATTCAGATATAGCTTGAACTACAATAGGAATCGGTTTGAATATTGTAGTATCTTTCTCTGTTATATTTCGATACATATAGTGCTTCCACATGTCCATGAACTGACCGATTGATGCTGCAACAATATATCTAGTATTGATGGTATCGTACATATAATCATCATATGCTAATATATATCTCCATACTTCCCCACCAATAACGTTGTAAGAGATATCAGATATCACAGTTGCTCCTCTTAAGTGTTTGCGAATTATACTATCTGTAGAAGCATAAGGTTCAAATAGTGGTCTTTTTATAAATATATAATCCATATCGAATACATTTCTCTGTGGTCTCGTTGTATATGTCATTAACCTTCTAAAGGGTTTATATATAATATCTTTCTCGGTGTCTACGTGTTTAAAACTTTCTAGTATTTTTACAACAGTAGACTTTCCAGAACCGGATTTTCCTAATACTGTATAGATAGGAATGATCTTGTTATTATTGTTTTTCATAGTTTTTTCTCCTTTTAATATGCCCAGAGTTCATTACTCTAGAGTGAAAGTTAATGTAAAAATAAAAAAAAGAAAGACTGGTGTTATGCCAGTCTCTCAACCAGGAGAATACCGATATCCGTATCAGCATCCTCATAGTCTAGACCATATGTATCCATACGGTCCATCCTGTCAAATCTTTCGTTCCAATATGGAACGGTTTGACAGAAATCATCCACCCATCTAGATGATTCGTTGATAGTTGCATAGAGATCGTTAATTAAACTTCTCATAATTACCTCCTTGAATATAAATGATATGTGACACACCTACAACCTTATTATCACATATATCATACATAATCAAGAATTTGAAAAATTAAAAAATAAAAGTCGATGGAGAAAAATCCACCCACCATTTTCTAACACACAACATC